CGTAGAATATCCATCGAGTTGTATATATTTAATGTTACTGATTTCCTTTTGTCTCATAACTCCTTCAACTAATAGCGTTTGAATCGCTGATTCCACCTTTTCTCTATTACAATCTTCTTCTTTAGCAGTCTCATCAACAAAAGCTTTTCTTTTTACCCACTTACCGTCATGGTCTTTTAGCTCATCTGGAAGCGTCATACATTGAAAATGAGAGACGGAAAGAAATAAACCTTGCGATAGACTTCTAAGTTTGACTATTAGACTTCAAAGTGACAATACCTTCTGGTTGAACGATTATTCCCGGTTTAATCAATTCTGGCGGTGAAGGACGAACGGTATCTTCATCAAAAAGAATAACCGTATTATCTGGTACTGTAGAGTAAAAGTCAAACTCATTTATTTGGATGCAATTGCGAAACTGCATTACCGTCTGTAGAGAAGAAGATAATAAATTTATTTCTTCTCTATCGAAACCGTTCTCCCTAATATGTTTAACTCCCTGTAGAATCGAATCATAGTTAATAGTCTCTACTTCTATGATAGTCGAATTTTCTATTAGTTCTTCTACGAATTCTTCATAAATTCTCCTAACAGTTCTTTTCGTTTCCACTTGAATTATATCTTCTATAGAATCCATGAAAAGAGGAAAATTATTTTTACTTACTCGGAATAATTCCTTGGTCCACAATCAGAAACAGAACCAGTTGAAGCTTCCACGTCGCTATCTTCTACGCCATCTTCAAATTCATCAACAAATCCACTGCCACTTATGTCACTGCGAAGGCGGTGAACATCAACCCAATGACTTTCAGGTTCTTCATCAGGTGCATTTCTATCGGAAGTTATGCAAACACTAGGAGCATTACAAAGTCGATAGTTGATGACAGTAATTACACCGTTAAACTTTGTCAAACGGTCTGTAACGCGCTCACCAAGTTCAAATTCATGCTCTACATAACTCTCTTGACCAGCATCCGAAAACTCTGTATCGTCATCTACAACTTCGAGATGGTCTTCAAAGAAAAACTGTTGACTTTTGCGCTTTTCTGAAGACCGGACTCCAATTCGCTCACAACCTGTAATATGTTCTCCGACAGTCGTAACTATGCCAGTGAAACCACTGATTCGACTTTCTACCTTATCACCAAGTTGGATTTCGGAATCTACCATGATGCGTCTCAACATCATAGAGCTATAGTAAAAAGACTTTCGATATAATAGACTACTTAACTTCCCAGAAGGCTATTTGTACTTCACAGTGTGGGTCTTGGTAGAGAAATTCAGGATAAGCATCAAAATACTTTTTGCCGGGGAAGTCTTCTAAATCACAAAGAACAACGTAACAATGAACTTTTTCACTCATGATTTTTCACCCATTTTCTTATCTCTTCAACACTTCTCTCACCGACCGAATTGCATTCAAGGAGTCTACTGTCACTGACGGCTTTAATATCTTCCACACAAACAAAGTCAGAAGAACGTAGGGAGTTTGCAGAGGATTCTCCGACCCAAGGTATATCTTCGTAGGGTATCTCTTGAGAGGATTCTGAAAGACTCTCTGAAGAATCTGAGGCACGTTCTATTGGTTTAGATTCACCATTTTTAATTTCAAAATGTCCAATGTCAATGCAATTTTCAAAGTAATCTCTCGCTTCCAGTCTATGATTATTTCTTTCGTGTTGCAGAAGAACAACGTGTTCATTACAGAACACTACTTTATATTCCGATACACGCGATTCTCGACTTTCCTCGTAGACTTGACCCTCTTCTATTTCGTACATACGAGAAAAGATAACGCCGTGAGAACTAAAAAACTTACGGTTAAAGTAGAAACATCGAGAGTGAAGTCAGTGTCAATATAACACCAGCCAAAAAGAATGCTAAATTTTCGGGTGTTAGGAATCGATTCTCTTCTGTAATAGGACGTTCACCTGCTGATTTTTCTACATTGAATACTGATTGTGAACATTCTAGACACCACTTTTCAATTTCCGGTGGATGGCCACTTTCAATTCCAGAAACTAGGTAACTAATTCCACTTTGACCATTTTCTTTACGTTCTACCTTCCCGACAACAACATCAACTGTCGCCCCCTCATAAACGTGCTTAGGACAAACTTCTCGACCGCACTTTGAAGTTTCAATACTTTCACTTTCACGCTCTAGCCGCGTAGCTTCATCAACCATCGTTTCGCTCAACAGACATCACCTCTATTGTTTCGAGAACGGCTGATTTTTTGAGATTACCTTTCACATATGAAGCAACAACAGGTTTAGTTACGATGGATTGAACTTTACCATTGATAACAGAAAATGTTGTTGCTTGAGATTTACTTGAAATAAATTCTAAATAAATTTCAATTATCTGATTCATTTCGGTCTTTAGTTCACTTTGAGTCGAAGCATCTGACTCATACTGTAAGAAAATTTCACCTTCACGGTTTATGAATGTTCTAACATTACTGAAGTGTTCTTTGACCTTCCTTGAAACAAAGGTAGCAACTGCTTTAAATTGCAGAACTCTTTCTGGAACTTTATCATCAGAAACTTCTTTCACTCGACTTCGTTCATCAGTATTATTCTCGGTATTTTCCCTTCGATTGGAAGAATTATTGTTACCCCCTAGGCATCCAGCCAAAGGAAAAACCACCGTCGATGTTAGAAATTTCCTCCGGTTCATTTTATCCTTCTGTGCCATTGCCCTCACTTTCTTCATCAGTCCTTTCTATGAGAGTTACTTCTGTAGTAATTTCCTTCGGTTCTTCAGAAACTATGTAAATTCCATTATATTCAACATAGTCTCCTTGTGGAGTAAAGAAGAAAATTGCATCTCCATTGCTTCCATAACTTCCATCCATCTGAGGACTCTCAACAACTTTAAAGTTTACACCTTCTCCGCCACCTGCTGAATCGCCGTGTCCCGTGTTAAACTTCGCGTTTGGAATCTCTACAATTTGCTTGTCATTTGTAAGTTTACTATTGACACTACTAACCTTTCCTTGTGCTATCTCATAATTGACAACCTTCCCGTCATGTGAAAGCATATAAACATGGTGTTTATTGCTCCTGTCATTGAGGTACTTGTAGCGTTCAATGAGATTCTGCCTTTCGAGTGAATCATCCATTTCAAACGGTGGCCGTTCTTGGATTAGAGCCTGTTGGTTTGTTTCAGTTAGACCTATTTCAAACCAATAACTCTCACCAACAGAATCAACATCAATGTTGGTATTAGTCTGATTCGACAACTCTTCAGCGCCGTCAGAAGGATTGTTACCATCATTTCCAATTGTTCCACAACCTGCAAGTGCCATAAGTATCCCAACTGCTAGGATACCAAGTATTTTCTTGTTTACCATAACTGCAAGAGAAAATAAAACGCGGGAGTATTTATTACTTATGATGAAACCTTATCGGGAAGTCCATCACACTGTTCTGCATCAACAGGTTGCCCATCAACAGGTTCTCCATTTGGTCCAGTATCAATTGGTTGTTCAGCATCACCACTTCCCGGTGGTCCACTGATTCCGAAAGACTCATCGACCTTATATGGTAAATGACATTTAAAAACTTCTCTATTTGCCATATCACTCTGGGCATTATATTCGGCTACTAATCTTTCAAGTTGATTCTGACTTCCCGTAATTCTTTGTTGTATCCGATTGTGTCTTTCTTCAGCAGTTCGTGACCATTCATCAGGGTTTTCTCCATGTGTATCATAAAACCTCTCTAGAGCATCATAGTTGTTTTCTACCTGCGCTCTTTCAGCTTCAATATCATGATACATTTCACGAAAATCTTCATACTGCGACACTGCGTTTTCTGCATCATACGTATTTCTCGTAATTTCTTCACCAGCTTCCCTTTGTTCAAACCAAGGCATAAATGCAGGATAGAAAATATAGGAAAAGATATTCAAAAGAATAATGAAAGCTAAAACAATTCCAACATACTTCCATAGGTCATTTTCATTCATGTTGTATAACCCATAACTACAACTTCGCAGTCTTCATCTTCTCTCCCAAGTTCAGCAAGTTTATCGTTGACTTGTGGGTTTTGTTCTGGAAGTTCATCTGTAGTCTGATTCTCTTGATTTTCATATACAAACCTGTAACGTGTAATCAGGTTTTCTTCTAGGTCGCCTCTTTCAGCAGACATATGCAAAGGAGAATAAGATAGACGGATAAAAAAACTTTACGATTAGTCGTCGTAAATCAAACTACGTACTGCATCTGCTCCCAAATCTAAAGCTGTAGAATCCTTTATAGCTCTGTCATCAATCAGTAAGTCATATCCCGGTTTTTCCATGACTAAACCATGATACATGACGCCCCATTTTTTCAAAAAGTACTTTGTCTCTTTTCTTACTTCTTCACGTCTTGCAGTATATATTATTATTGTATGATTCTGTTTATACAAGTCGTTGACCAAACCTATCATTTCTTCTCTTGGCTCTTCATCTAAATTATCGACCCACCAAGGCTCACCAGCCCCAGTTGTTAGTGTAGAATCAAAGTCAACGAAGATTGTAGCTCCCATATTAGTTCTCTATTTTATCCTTTACTTCTTGATATTCTTTTCCACAGTACTCACTCATACAGTACTCACTTCTTTTTGGCTCTCCATATTCCATCTCACAAGCAGGACACATATACATCATGCTCTCCACTCTTCGGGGATTGTATTATAATCAATTTCGTCTGCCTCAACCGCCTCTCTTAACTTATCATCTCTTACTTGATGTTCTTTGAATTCATCTTTCCCCGGTGGTACATTTCCATTATACTCTATTCTCACCATTTCTTCTTCTGGCTCAGGTTCTACATCTTCTTCATACGATAAATTCAATTCTTCTTCACTCACAATTTTTCCAACTGTAACAAGATGAACTGGCCGTCCCCAAAGTTCAAAGAGTCTTTCCATAACACCTTTGAGTTTCTTCACATCGAGGACTATTCCATTGTACTTATGAATCAAAAGAAGTTCTCCAGAATTCCCATAATTCCCCGATGCTACTTCAATTGTAGGCTTTCCGAAGTTTGTGAACTGAAGAAGCAACTTCTTTTTCACATCTTCAACATCTCGACTAGAGATTTCATACTGTTCATGAGGAACACTATATTCGTAGGTGAAGTAATTTTCTTCATTTACGAATTCTTGGGTAAGGAATTCATCAATAAAGACAACATCGTTATGAGTTTCACGAACCTGCTTCATTCTCTCCCATCCGAGTGTATAATCAACATCTTCTAATGATTCCGAGACTGTTTGGTACTTACTCCGATTTACGATGTATCTATTAATTTTTCTCAATTCATCAAGGTCAATATTCTTTATAAATCCTTTATTATGTATCCTTGCGAGAGAGTAGTTTCTTTTCACAATATCCTCTGAATTGGAATGTGTCAAAGTTTCATGAACGTCGTCAAAATCAACTTCTCTGTGGAAATTATCAGGATTTATACCTTCAACCCGAAGCAGCTTATGGACTACCTCTCTTCGATTCACAGTATTTTCAACATACTCCCATAGCATTTTACCGAGTCGATATGGATTAAACTGCGAAGATTGTATTACTCTTGAGTGCTGGTCTGCATAGTCGATGATTTCATCAACATCAGCAAATTCTTCATCAGTCATTACCATACTTTCGTGATAAGAAGCCCATCCTTCATTAATTGTTTTTGTTAGCTTTTGCGGGGCAAAATAATAGGCTTCTTCACGCAACATATCCAATATATCTAGCTGCCAATCTTCATAATCGACAGCCGTTTCTCTATTTTCATCAAACTGCTTGCCATTGGAAATTAAGTATCCTAGAATATCTTTTGTGGTGTTATCAGTTACATGAACACTCCGTTCTTCGTCACCGTCTTCTTCATCAAAAACTTCATCGACAATATCACTCGAAATATCCAAATTTTCAATAGAACGGTCTTTCTCTTCAGAAGAGTTAGAAGAAATATCGACACTTTGACGAAATACATATTCTGAATATTGGTCAATGTTATCTTCTAGGCACAGAACATGGTCAATCCATTTTTCAACTTCACCCCTATCAATATTGGGGTCTTCCATGTAATTCTGGATTTTCTGTGCGTGTCTCGCAAGCATATCTGAAGCATTAGGCGAATCAGAAAACCATTTATTATTCGCAAAGAAATCCGAGTGAGCCTCAACGTGGGCTATTACTGCTTTTTGGTCAACCAAATCATTACTCATTTGAAGATAAGCATGGCAGGGGTCATCATTGATGACCATTTCAAATATCTTACCACCGCCGTACTCACCTTTCTTCTGTTGCTTATCATACTTCATTCCCCATCTCCAGTGAGGATAACGCTCTTGAAAACCACCGTATGCAGCAAGTTGATTTACTTCATCGTTATGATTTATCCAATATCGGACATCTCGCGGTTTCAATCCAAGTTCCTCTACTTTTGCTTGAATCGAATCAAGATGCTCTTCTAGCTCCTTAGCAACTTCTTCTTTTTGATGTTCTCTTTCTCTAATCATTTTTATCACTCATTCTTCTCCATCAGTTGAAAGCATTTCATAGATGCAGTCCATTATGTCTTTTTCACCTTTAAGATTAAACGTTGCGATATTGTCTCTGTCACCGATGTTATCTTCAACTACATCTAAATGACTAGGGTTATTTGAAGAATAAGTCAACTTTCCTCTACTGTCATCAGGATTAACTTCTATATATCCGTGCAAATTAGCATTTATATCCTCCATTAATGGAACTACATTTTCTTCCGAGTCGTCCCAAATATTTTCTCCGTCACCAGAACATAGCACATAACGATTCCATTCCTTCCACGGATACCTATTCTCTAGAATTTCCTGAGCAAGTTCATAACCACTGGAAATTCTAGTTCCACCTCCTGATTTCATTCCAAAGAAGTTAATTCTCTGAACTTCTTGAGCTTCAGCATCATGAGCAATGTAAACGAATTCAGCATTGTCATACTTACCCGTCAAGTACCAGTCTATAGGAGTGAAGACGCGCTCAACAAGTCTTCTTTTCTCTTTACCCATTGAACCGGAAACATCTCTGATGAAGACCACCACTGCATTTTTTTCATATTCTGTGGTGGTTTTGGGATACTTATGTCGTTTATCTTCTTCGCGGAGGGCTACTGAATCAATTTCCTTTGCTGCTGGAGAACGACGCATTTCTTTTGATATATCATCAATCGAAATATACTTTTGACGGTCTTCTATATCCAGATATTCCTGCTCAATCCAGCCCTTTGATACTGGGATATTATTTTCTCTTGCCCATTGAAAAGTAGTCTCTTCATTCATTCCCTCAACTTTCATAACTTCTCTCAAATAATCTTCATCGAAGAACATAGAAAGGCTTCTCTTAAGACCTTTCTTGAACATCCGCTCGAAATCCAGAGTACTTTCCGGTCCAGAACGAGCTAACTGTGTATAAGGCCCTTCCTTTTCTTCCTTCACCTTTTTGCCTTTTGGGTCAAGGTCAAGGCCAAGTTCATCATCAAGCTCCTGAGCAAACTCTTCAGGGTCCATTTCATAATGTCCATGTTCCGAAGTCTCTTCACCTGCCTCTTCGCCCTCTTCTCCCGGCTTTTTTTCTGGTTCACCAATTCCTTCACCAATCTCACCTTCACCTTTTCCAACTCCACCCATATCACTTTTATCGTACTCAAAGGCAGGTAGATTAATGACCTTTACTGGGATGTTAATATCATCTCCAGCTTCAATTTGACCGTGCTGTATAAATTCAGTCAAATCTTGCCTTCTCTCTTCTCCAACTTCTTCAAACCTCTTTAAATCTTCTTTAAGTCCCATATTACTTATCCTCTTCAGATTCAAACATATCCATTTGACCAGTCGGAACTACTTTGTTACTCACTTCTTCTGCCGATTCTTGGGAATAACCTTGTTCTTTCATTCTTTTTATTGTTTTTTGCTTTAACTTGTTTACCTCTGTATCCGAAGGCGGAGATTCCCAGAGACGTAAATCAGCATCAGGAAAAACCCTTTCAACCATATCCCAGTCATTTTCATCGAGAAGTGTCTTTAGAGGTGGGCACTCAGAAAGAGGAACATCATCAATAGTAAAGTCTTCTTCCCTCTTGTCCCACATATATTTATTAATCGGTGAAAGAATTCCCTCTCGAAATTCGACTATTTCTTTCTCCGCTTTTGCCTTTTTACCGTAATTTGAAATATCTTGACCGAGATACCTTGTTTCAAATTCTCTCAACTCGTAAGCATCATATTCATCATCTCGGTCATCATCCCAAGCTAGGATTGAATCAATGTAATTTCTTACATCTTCTTCAGTAACGGTTATATCTCCGACCATTGCCTGTAGTACATCTTCTTGCTGCTTTGAATATATATAATTTTCAGTATAGGCACAAGCACCGTTAAATTCTTCTAACTCTTTACCATCGAACATTGGTTCATCTTCAAAACCATCTCTCATAGCACGAGTAACGTGTGTCGGTAAAACAAAGTCATTCTCTTGGACTTTTTCAACTATTTTATCTACGGTATATGTTACTGGTATTCCCGAATCTCCATCTATAATTGATGAGTGAATTATACTCTCTGAAGTATTAATCATTTTTCCAACGGGAAAATCTTCGCCTGTTTCCAAATATTCTATTAAAGCAATAGAATCTTCCCCGCTACAGTCAACACGGGTACTCACCTCATACATAGCAGCCGCTTCGATTGTCCTTGGAGCTATTTCTGTATCATAAATCCTCTCTTCTTCTGAAACCTTTTCCATCCTATCTTCGTCTTCCCATAGGTAATTTTCATCAAAAAGAATTCTCTTGATAAGCATACCCTCAATTCCAACAGTAGTAAGGTATCCGAATTCATACTTATCAAGTCTCCGGCGAACTGCTCTCATAGGGTCACTTTGACCACTACTACTATATTCTCTCAGTCTCTCTTCCAAATCTCTATTTGAGAATATCATTATGAGAGTATCTAAATCCATAGAAATTTTGTTATTTAGTTTGACCATCTCTTCTTCGCAGACATTCAACATTTTAGCTAAAACATCAAAATGATGCGCTCCATCTTCCACGATACTCACAAGGCCATTGCCTTGTGAAAGAACACCATCATATGAGAAAGCCTGTGGATTCATATGACCACGTTTAGCGAATTTTTGCATAGCTCCTTCCATCCAAGAACCAACGATTTTCTGCTTTGGATTTCCGTTATCTTCCGAATGGAGAACGCCAATTCCGTCGCCCACTTCTGGATATACTCTTTTTACACGAACAAAGCCTTCGGAAACTATTTCTTGAAAGTCCATATCTTCCTCCAAACTCTCAAGAACTTCCTTGCTGAATGGTCCTAGTTTGCAGTCCAATTCAAAATCTGAACGAACATAGTTCATATAATTTTCTCTTGTCTTAGGTGGGAGGATAGTCAAAGGATTGACATTGATTGGACTTTTATAATATCTCTTCTCAATGGATGCTTTTTCACCATAAGACATTCGACTGTTAGAAGACGAATCATCTAGAGTCCATTCCAATGTATATCTTGCCCCTTCATCTGTCTCTGAATAAGCGCGAATGCCATTGATTATACAACGCTTTAATTCAGACTTTCCAGAAGCAGTGGGGCCTACGAACCAAATAATCTTATTATTATCACCTTCTTCTGAAGCGCGACGACGTACTTCATCTACAAATTCATTCAACTCTCTTGTATTGCCAAGGATGGCGTTTTCACCGTTACAATAAGGGTCATCGAAGAATCTGTATCTTTCTATTTCTTCACCATTCTCAATAACTTCCCGTGTACCGTAATGTTCGATAGCACAAAGAAGATAATTTACAGAATCGGCTATAGAAATGGGGTTATCTTCAGCAAAATCCAGAAATTCGTCTAACTGCATAACATCTTCTTCTCTATGCCCTCGCTCTTCTGATGATTTCTGGATTATTGATTCTTCCATAATTTTATTCTGTCTTTTTCAGTGACTCTTGGGTAAAATTAGAGTCATTTTCACTTTCTAGGAACCTTTGAGGTAGCTTTTCCCATTCAAGAGAAAAGTCACTACGGTCTTCATAACGTCTAACTCCCCTTTTCGGTTCTACTTTTAAACACATCTTCCTCTTATTTACCACATTTATACGTGTAATCAGACACTCACTCCCATCCCAGACTATTGTATCTCCCTGTTCAGGCATTTCATCAAACATCCCGTCTACTCTTGAGGAGTTGAGAACAATTTTTTGTGGAACAGACATATTTAATCCATTTCCTCCTTGGCAACCTTAGCGCCTGCATATTCAAGCACTTCTTCTGCCCCTTCTTCAGAATAACCTCTATCCTTCAGAGCAGAAATCCAAGCATCACGATTTTCGTCAGAATCGTCTGACTTAATCAGTGCGGAGAAGTTAATATTATGCTTCTTTTCACTCCAAAGTTTTCGTTCAAGAGCGCGGAGTAGGCGTTCATTATCAGTCGGTGAGAACGATTCTCCCTTCCGTGCTTTCCGACTGACCCAATTCGTAATTTCCTGCCGGAAGTCTTCTTTTCGGTCACGGGGAATATCAAGTTCTTCTTCAACAGACCTCATGAACTGTTCATCTGGCTCAACCATATCACCTGTTATCTCGTCTTCAACCTTGTCGTCATCGATATAGGCCATCACATTATCCATGTACTTTTCACCCTGCTCTTCAATTTCATCAGTATTATAAGCTAGAGCGTGACGAACGTCTTCAACAGCCCGTTCTTCAAACTCTTCTTTTGCATCTTCAATATAAACCTCATATTCTGAAAGGTTTTCTTCTGGGATTGAACCATGATTTTCAATATTACTCTTGAGATGTTTGAAAACAGTAAGAGTCGAAAGTGAGTAAGAGTCGTCGTGCAATTGAGCAACAATAGACTCTGCAATTTCATCTCCAATGAAACGAGCAGAAACGCCATGAAGTCCTTCTTCTTCGGATTCTTCACGAAGCTTCTCTACATCAATATCCCCCACATCACTTTCTTCACCATTGTAAGCTTTGGCTTTCTGAAGAAGAGTGATGTTTTGCGCACTTGGTTCATCCAGTCGCGTCATCACACCGAAAAGAGCAGCCATTTCGAGAGTATGAGGTTCAACATGAACTTCCCCGACTGAAGAGTTGGAAAGCATCTTCTCATAAATCTGCGCTTCCTCAGAATACTCAAGCACGTAAGGGAAGTCTATTCTCTTGGTCCGGTCGTTGAACGCTTCCATCTTCTCATTACCTGTTTTCTCTCGATACTCCGGCATATTTGTACGACCGACAATCACTTGGTCAATATCGATTCGTGGATTGTTTTTTGGCTTGATTGTCTGCTCTTGAGTGGCGTGGAGGAAATCATAGAGGAATTCTTTCTGCAACTTAAGCAGTTCTTCACCAGAGAAAATACCTCGATTAGCATTACAAAATGCTCCAGAATAATCAAACGCACGTGGGTCAGATTCTCCATAAACAGCAATCTTTGAATAGTTGACATCGCCAGTCAGTTCAGTCTCGTCTTGATTCTTCTTATCTTTTGGCTCAAAAGTTTCAACTGCTTCACGACGGTTTTCACTAGCAACAAACCGAATTACTTCAATGTGATTTTCGAGAACGGCGCTTAGATTATCATTATAATGCTCAAGAAGTTCATCCATAAAGAATTCACTTCGTGGGTCAAGTGTCTGATTATTTTCTATATAGTAATCAGCATCAATCTCCCCATTGACTTCATCAAAAAGTTCTTCTCTATGACTCTGGGGAAGTAGTACCACAGGGTCTTGATTCATTGCAGAACGGACAGTATCATCTGAAGGGTCTTGGTCATCAATAACTTCACAAAGATTTGTCCATCGGAAACTATACATCCGACCCTCTTCACGGGTAGTGTAGTCTTCAAAGTAATTCCTAACTTGTCTGTCGAAATCCGACTTGCCAGAACCTACAGGACCAAGGAGAAGCTTAATCCGCTTTTCGGGGCCAAGACCACGGGAAGCAGAGTGAACCTTATTCACGAACTGATGGATAGCTTGATGGACATCCCGACCATAGAAAACATTATCGCCTCCGCCAAGTGGGTCTTCAGAAGCCATCTTGTATTCAACAACCCCACGTTCTTCGTCATATTCTGTCCCGTAAAAACGGAACATATCTGAAAGTCTCTGGTGAGCATTTCGAGCTATACGAGGATTATCTGCAAGTTCTTCAAGATACCAGTTGAAAGAGTGTGAAGTTCTCAAGTCATCTGGAATCTCTTCACGATGCGTTTCATTAACTCGGTCCAAGTTCGTAAGCGCGGAGAGACTGTCTTTCATACTACAATAAAGGATTAGAGATGCAATGTAAAAAGGGTTTCGTCTTTGTTAGACAATGACAAAGAAAATAAATGAAACTCCAAATGAAATAAAAATAAAAGAAAGAACCATTAAAACTAATGAATCAGTGTCATTGTCACTGAAGAAAATCGAATGAAGAAGAGAGAAACCAAAAACTGTTAATCCTGCTCCTATTCCAAAAACAACGGCCAATAATACTTCTACTAAAATTTTAATCATTTTTTAGTAATCAAAAACTGTTTTCTCACTTATTTCGGAATATTCTTCTGCTTCTGTCAGCCATTGAGGAAGTGTAGTTTTCTTCTTCAACTTTTCGTAGTCTTCATCAAGAATGTAAAAATTACTCGTATCATTTTTACTCCGGTTTGTTCGACCGTAAGCCTGTGCAACTCTGATTGCTGCCCTATCAAAATAAGAAGGCCAGCCATATGTCGTTTCTTCAAGGAGATATTCTGTCCAACTATTTATTTGTGGATAAGGGACTTTAAGCAGAACATTGTAAACTCCTTTATCTCCATCCAAATCAATTCCTTCCATCATCGAAGGGCTAAGAATCATGTCTTTTGAACTTCTTTGCCAGTCTTCTACAGCATCTTCAGCATCTTCTTTTCTTGTGTGAGTGTAAACATTATCTTCTAAGAAGTCATATCCATCTTCTCGATTGGCAGTTTCTTCTATCTTCGCTGCTCTATCATAACTAGCAGTATGACAAATCCCTTTTGAACCAGAATGCTTTTCCGCTATTTTATTCAAATTCTCCATTATACTCGACCAATTACTATCACAACCTCCATTGCTCAAACTATCAACCATATGTTTTTTCACTACTGGCCGATTTTCTGGAGGAAAAGTCATACTAACACTGATAACCTTTGTTTCTTCAGGGTCAAGTCCGGCTTTCCTAAGCCAAATATCAGGATTGTTTCGGTGTCTCATTGTTGCAGTTGATATTATTCTTTTACCTGCCCTAGACCACAAAAAGTTGTTAAGAAAACTACTGACATTTATCGGGAAAAGGTCTACTGTTTTGATATAATCACCTTTGTATTTCTTACCATCAACATCAACCACCCAAGGTCTATCATTCTGGACATCCCGATTTGCCCGTTTTATATTTTGAGTTAATCTATAACAACGTTTTTCAGCATCCGTCATTTGAGGGAGAGAAATATCACGAATGAAATCATCACAACGATTGAGCAAATCAACAAGTTCCCCTTTAACATCTTCATACATTGTCGCATCATAAGATATAGAAGAAGTTGCGTTTTTAAATACATGGCTAGGGATTCCGTGAGGTGTAATGTTAAACCCCGCGTGCATTTCTCTGGTTTGCTCAATCAAATTATGAGCTTCATCAACTACTAACATATCTCTGTCGTCAAAAGAAATCTGCATTCCACCAGAACCATAAGTAGGTATCAGACCATCAATAATCATCATAGAAAAGGTTATAACAGATATATCAGAACCCATAACTACTTGCTTGCGTCTCCAATAATTACAAGAAGGACCTACCTGTTCAGCACATGACTGTTCTTCTGAATTATAGACAGGACATTCTTTACAGTTATCGTTCCCAACACTACAGTAATAATCTTTTCTTGCTTTTAAATCTTCAACGTGAGGTTGTAGTTTTTCATCACTTTGAATTTGTTGTCGGAGACTTTTCATTGGGGTCGTGTACCAGCCATTGTCGGCATATCTCAATAAAGCAACACAAATTCCAGATTTACCAGTACCAACAGGACCATCTAAAATTATATTTTTATACCCGGAGTCAAGTGCATCAAGACAAGCTGCAACTGTCTCGTACTGCTTTTCTCGGAATTCTTCAAATGGGAACAGTTCGGACTCTCTTGATTCCATACAACAATATTTAGACAAGGAGGGATAAAACAGTTACGTTCCGCTAATCAAATATTCCGTTGATGTGTGTTTTCGCTATTTGAAAAACTTCATCACTATTTTTTTCGCCATCAATTGTAACAACATTCGGTTTCTCAGAAGCTAAGTAATCATAGATTCTTTTAGCTTCTACCAAGCTTTCTTTGTCTTCGTATTTTTCCTTTGTGTCTATTCTTTCGAGTGCAGTATCAACATCAACTGACAAGTACAAATACAAGTCTGGTTCAATTGTAAAATGATAAGACATTTCCTGTATATATTGAATCGGGTCAATAATACCCAATTCTTCGTCCAAGACCTTTGTTTGATACGCGAAAGTAGATAAAGCGTATCTATCACATATTACATTTCGCCCACTTTGGAGGGTGGGTTTTATACTTTCAGTACAGTGTTGGTAACGGTCAGCAAGAAAAGCAAAAAAGTCAGCAGGAGATGGTTCATCTTCAACACGTAGTCTATCTCTAATAGAGTGTCCATAAAAGAAACTAGAAGGTTCTTGCGTAAACAGTGATTCAGAAAATTCATTTTCTTTTCTCAATTTTTCGATGAGTGTTCCTTTTCCACTTCCATCTATTCCCTCAACACATACAAAAGTACCATCGTATTCATTCATATTTTTTTAGCATCTCCATAACTTCATCTCTATCACTATGAACTACTTCAGCGTGTTCAAACATCCACCCCGACTCTTTTTGTTCATCAATTGTCCACAAAAAGAAAGGTATACCCTTCATGTATGCATACATAGATTCCATACAACTTCCTCTAGCTACAACATCAGGAAGGCCGACAAACACAAATTCACACTGTTGGATAGCTAGTTTATCACTCATTACGTATTCAGAGGGTAAAATTTGTTCTTTTTCTGAATTGTTTGAAAAATCCGATGGGTCATTCAGAACTTCTTGGTCTTCTGGGTCGTATCTATCTAAAGGATTGACAAAATTGAATTCATTAGAGTATTCCTCAATCAAATTATTTCTCCATCCACGGCCATCATCTTCAACTTTCCTGATAGGCCCGCAAAGATAAATAGAATTTTTTTCTTTTTCAATTAACTCTTCAGGCACTTTCTGCTTTTGCATTTGTACGCTCATATTATATCTGTAATAGTTTCTCCTTTATTAGACTTTTCTTTTTTAACTCGATACTGCCCCCCTTCCGTTTTATGCATAGACTCTTCATTGAAAAAGTACCAACTACTTTCATAATCAAAACGAACAGCAATGTAATATTCAGCACCAAAAGCATCAGAAAACACTTTTAATTCTTCCAACTCTTCAGAATCCAAATATAAGTAGTCTCCGCCACATCTTTTAACTTCAAAACAATAAATATCTCCATGCTTACCAACAATAACATCAGGAAGCTCTCTTTGAGTACATCCACCCGACGTGGGGGCGCGAAGTCCTACAAAACCTTCATCATAAAAAAGAGAAAGAAGTTCTCTCTCACCAGATGCGCCTTTATTATAATTACTCATGTTCTATTTTATGTGTAAAATCGCAAACCGGGCAATAAAGTTCTTTTGAAGATTTATCTTTAAGCAATTCGCTTTTACAATTATAACAGACGCCCCTTTCTTCAATTTCTTTACTCATTGCTCGCTTCACATCTTTTCTCTGAGCTTTTCTGTATTCTGTTATAATTTTTAATGTTGAAGAATTTTTTATCTCTTGTAAGACTATAGGGTTAACTTTCATAATCTTCCTCTATGCGGCTTTTAGTCACCCCTTCTTGGCCCTGATATTTATTATCTTCATCATTATAAGGGGAATTAGAAGGTTCCTTTAATTCATGGAAAGTCATTTGTGCAATTCTCATTCCCGGCTTCAACTTGACAGGTCGGCTTCCCACATTACTAATTTCGAGAACCCCATCTGGAGCATTAAATCCGGGGTCAAACAGTCCAGCAGTTTGATGAACATTTATACCAAGGCGGGCCACTGAAGAACGCCCCGTCAATTTGCCAAGAATATAATCTGGTATGTCAAAAGATTCTTTTGTATTAGCTATGTAAAAGTCACCCGGATAAACAATTATTTCGCTATTGTCTGGGACTGTTTCATCAAACATATTTTCGATTCCTTCTTCTACATCAATAATCCCATCTTCCGGGTTAAATTGGGAAAAGCCATTTCCAAGACGTATATCTAAACTTGCTGGTTGCAGTTGCTCTTCCAAATCGACTGGTTCTATTTCCAATTCTCCATACGCCAACTCTTCAGCTATTTGATAATCAGGTAATAGACTCATAGACTTTACTTATTCCAAGTAGGACCTTCACAATTAAAAGCGTTACGAATACACCAAGTTTAATCAACGAGACTTTTAGGAATTCCAAATGACTCAATTTCATTTATCGAATCGACAACTTCTACTGTTTGCCATTTTCCCATATCCGAACTATACTCTGAAATTTCTATTGTTTTTTTATCAGTCGTTTTTACAATTAACAATGAACGTTTTATCCCCTCCGTCGATTCCCACTCTAAAATCTGAGTAACTTCTTTATCACTCATCTTCAGAATACTGTGACATAATATCTAACCTTGGCGAAACATTCCAAGCGTTACTTTTAGCAAACTTCTCACAATATTTATAACGGTCAGAAACAGTTTTCATTTTCCAGCCTTTAGGAAAGAGCCATACATCTGAATCATACATAGTGTATTCTCTGGAAACGTCTTCGATATACCCGTCGTCTGTTGAACTATCTACCTTGAATATAAAGTCTACATTGCCGTAATTATTTGCTTGTTCAGTATAAAAGTCCATGACTCTCTCATCAAAGTCATAATCTTCGGGAACAAAAACACGATAATAGTCAGCAATGTTCTGTACTTCACGCGGCGGAACAGTATTAAACTCCTGCAAACCAACCTCAAAATCAACAAACCGTGCATCAAGAAGTCGAGAGAATTCAGATATTCCTTCTAAATGAATATCCTTAAATACATTCTGACCACTAAACTGTAAACGAGCAAAACCAGAGTTTACTTTTCTATCCCATTTGTACCTCTCAAACAATCCTTCAATAGACCTTACTTCCATCTGATTATCATCGGCCTCAGAAACAGTGAAGTCAACAACAGGAGTACCTGCATGGGAACCATGTGGAAAAGGACCGTAATCTGTTGAAGTTTGATTCATCCCCAGAGTGACGTTTGTTATAGACATTGTTTTTATATTTCCGCACATTAAATTTAATACTCATGTATTTAAATACCTTTCGATATTAATACTCAAATATACCTTCATCTGCAAATATTTGTTTTGTCTCACTTTCAATTCTTTTTAAACTCATATCCACATATTCTTCATCTAAATCAATACCAATCCAATTTCTATCAAGTTTTTCTGCTACAACTGCTGTCGTTCCACTCCCTATAAACGGGTCAAGAACAACATCATTTTCATATGAATTTAATTGAATTAGTCTTTTTGGAATTTCTTCTGGGAAAGGAGCAGGATGTGAAGAAGAAGTTTCTGGAGAAAGATTCCAAACAGACTTAACATACTTCATAAATTTTTCTTTAGGTATGGTCTTTTCACTCTTCTTTTTTTCTTTTCCTACATCAAAAATTAGAATGTACTCATGATTAAAAATAGGACGTGGACTGCTAGGACTGCGCCAAGAACCCCAAGCTGAAGATGATTCGCTACTTCCTTTATCCCAAATAATTTCAAACCTCTGTGTCCAGTTAAGGTCTTGGGATAATGTTTTGATTACTTTCGGCATATCAACAATTCCTCCATCATTTTTTAAAGAAATATTAACACAAACTCTCCCTACGTCTTTGAGTTTACTGTCTAGAAGTTCAAATAAAGAAGACATCATAGACTTATATTCTTCTTGGGAAATACTATCATTATATTTTCCATAATCTACACCGACATTGTATGGAGGTGAAGTAACAACTAAATCTATGGAGTTATCATCAAAATTTGATATAACATCCAGACAATCTCCACAATGAATATCATTTATCCATTCTTCCATAATTAGTAAGAAAAGATTCCTTTTTCAGAATCACTATCATCTTTTTCTCCATCTTCAGTAGATTTCGATATAAACTCAGAAATCTTAGTCGATTCAGTATCATTAGTATCAGTCTCCTTCTCGACTTCCTGCATTTGCCAATCTTCATATTCCGATTTTGAAAGACCAATCACATCAATTAATTCTTGGGGTATTCCATTAGATAGAATTAATTCTCTTTTTTCCTCTTCACTCATAGACTTGATAAGTGGAAGTACAATCTTTCTGAATTCCCTAAAACCAAACCCCCCAGAAAAAGAATATTCATCTTTCAGTGAACGATAAAAACGTGCTTCTCTATTCTCTGAACTTGCAGATGGTGTATAGTTTCTCCTTTCAGAAGGATAATCAACATTCACCCAATCATTGTAAGGTTCAGTTAGACGTAAATTTGAAACCTCTTCTGCAATATCACCTGCATACCTCCACCACGAATAATTCTGCGTTTTTTGAGTGTGTCTTAACCATTTATCAGCTTCAGAAAGTGCTTGATAAGAACGCATAGATTCAACTCCATCCATTTCATTTTTTACGTTTTCATTGAGAAAAGATACCATATCATCAGGAGTCATATCACCCAAATAGTCTTTGTTAAGAATTACCCGTCTCGTTACAGCAAAAGGTGAATCATCAGTCTCTCGCCCATCCCATTCAGTATCTTTTTCTTGAATGGAATATGCTTGTAAATCATTTAACGCATCTCGAATTCCATTTCGAGTAGCAAGCTGTCCTATTTGTCTACTTGATATATCTATATCTTCTTCCTTAACAATATCCTTGAGATACTTCTTTATTGAATTACTTTTTAGTTTGAATTTATAATTTTTACATATATTTTCCAATCCGTCTGGAACTTTCCAAAGTTCATTCGCAGTACAAATAACAGGATTAGGAGAATTTTTCAGAATAGGATATAAAGTTGATATAGAACGTCCGTCAATTGAGTCAACTTCATCAAAAACGTAAAGTGTTAGTGTGTTGTTTCGGGACCGAATTTCTTGAGCAATATACTCTATATCTTCAGTCTTTCTACTGGAAGAAGCATTAGTTTCAACATATTCCCAATCAAATTCATTTGATACGACTTCAGCCGTACTTGTTTTACCAGTACCAGCAGGTCCATGTAAAAGAAGCGGAGAATCGCCTTTAGACCAATTTTCTGCCCATTCTTTGATTTTAGAAATTGCTTTCGGATGACCATAGATGTCATCAAAACTCTCGGGTCGATGCTTTTGAGCAAGACTCTCTCCCATAAATACTATTCACATACAGGGCAATAAAACTCTTCCGCTCTATTGTCATAGAGTAAACTACTTGAACACTCTCTACATATAGCATCCCTTAATTCGCCAGTAATGCCATCCGAAAGAAGAGTCTCCTTAATGAAAACTTTACCACTGTATTTTTCGTATAAAAGACCATCCTTCATACTAGATTCTAAAGGTGGACTTGTTTCTGCTCCCTTCATATCAACCAAAGGGATTCTTTCCGCCATTTGTCATATCCTTTTCAAGTTGACGTTTGCCAGTTCTCAATTCAGAAAACTTCCAATCGACTTCATTAATAATTGGGTCTATAGGTTTCCGTATAGCTCTTTCAATTATTGACTCTTTATCAAGTCGAAACCCTTCAGGAATCTCTTCATCCCACTCTAAGGCCAACACATCAGTATTAGGAAGGCCAGATGGAGTCTGGTCTACATAATAAACAAACGGGTCATCTCCTTCAGAAAACTGTTTATCGAGGTGTTTATTAGACCACATACAAGCCCTTGGAACTTCTCTGTTAGGATAGTCATGGAGTGCCTTATTGATAGAACCGGGAAGAGCAAACTTCTTTACATCTGAATTTTCTGCATGGATTTCATCAATCGCAGACTGAATATAATCAGACACAGTAACAAAATCCTCACTAGTGAGTATCATTTTTATTACTTTCTTTTGAAGCTTTGCTGTCATTTCAGGTGAATCTGCTCTACGATTTTCAAAACCCGAGATACTTATTTTTGCATCGGAATAATAAGTTCCTTCTTTCCAAAGTATATTTCCTGCATATCGTTTCTTCTTTCCCAATTGCATCCATGCAGAATATATTTTTTCCGGTTCCCATTTCATACAGGTATAATTATCTCCATGCAATTCACTATCAACAAGAAATGGATGTTTGCCTTCAATGCCAATATCATCTGCTATTTTTGAAGCGTCTTTATCCATTTCTTCTGAAATTTCGTGCAACTCATCAATCTGACCTTTGACAGTATCTCTTTTAAGTTGTATGAAATGACTGTCGGTGTCTCCGTACACTGCTTCGTACCCCAATTTCTCGATTGTCTTCCTACCTTTCCAGAGAGTATAACGGGCAGTTGAAGTAACTGCATCACCAAGATATTCATTCGCCAAACGCCAATATTTTGAGCTAGAAACGCCGTAGAAAGAATTCATCAAGACCTTTGTGGAACCTTGCTTCCTGTCCCACTTTGCTTCTTCAGAAGAGCCTTCTTCTGCCTCATACATCAACTTCTTTTCTCTCTCCCGCTTTTTGAAAAGTTGCTTTAATGTTCTCGGAATGAGTCCTTGTTTATCTAGAGAAGCATATAACCATTCCATATCAATGAGATGTTCATGAATATCACCATCAACCTTTTTTGGTTCAGGAACTTTAGGTATTTTTACGTATTCATCAAAAGTTTCTGGAGTTTCAGCAATAGTTTCAGTAGAAATATTCCATGTTATTATTGCAGATGGGTAGAGTGATTTCAAATCTGAAACTCCTACATCTTGAAATCTCCCGTCAGCAGCATCATCAACATATCCACCAGCGTTATCTATTAGTTCTGACTCATCAGCAGTCGGTAGAACTTCATCTTCACTCCTTCTGCTCATTACATATCCATCAACTAATCTTTTCTCATAAAACGTATCATAAATAGGGATAGAAGAATCAGCAGCAACGTCATAAAAGAAGTTATGAATATCATTAACATCATCAAGAGCAACTGTGAGAATAACGTCAACAATATTGTATGCAATCAATCGAGATGGGTTATTTTCCCAATCGTGATTGATTTGAACATCATCTATCTTACCAACACCAAGTTCTTGATTAGAAACGTACTCAAGAGAACGAGAACGCCAATTACTAAAGGTTAATTTATCGCAGAATGCCTCTAGCATATCGAAAGGTGGCCTCCCCGGTATTTTCCGAAGTTCAGTTCTCGTATTGTTTAAATCATTATATGGTGAAAGCCATGAAGGATGAATATTTTCGTCAGAATTGTGTAATTTTTTCATCCTCCTTCTGATATAAGTACGGTCGAAGTCTACCCAATTCCAGCCACTAACCAAGTCGAAATCTTTTTCATTATTATAGTCAATATACTCTCTCAACATTTCTGTTTCTGTTTCGGAGATAACAATTTCAATATCTGATTCACAATACTTTTTCCAATCCATACCATCAGAATCTTTCAACTGCTCTTTTATTTTTGGTCTAATTTTGTCTGGAGTTAAACCACCAAACTTATCGTAATAGAAGACAGTATATCTTTGTTCATACGTATCATATGAGCAGATAACATTAATAGGTTCACTGGCTTCCTCTTTCATTTCATCAAAAGTTTTGTCTTCTGGGACGCGAACTTCAATGTCTGATACAGAAACTCTTGGCTTAATAACTTCATCGAAGTTAGGAGATGAATCAATATTATCAATATGAACTACTGGAAGATTGTTGAACGTCTCGTCTACTTCAGGAATATCCACATAACCGCTCAAACCGTCGTGAATGGCAACTCTTCTATAATAGGGAATATCCCCCTCGCCAGTCCAAGAAAAACTGTCAGTAAGGCCTCCAGCTTGTTTAGGAGTTTCTGTAACAACTTTCTTCAATGGTTCATCAAAAAGAGACTCATATCCCGACTCAGTATATCTTATAAAGTCTTCGTTTGGCGTCTGTTCTTTTTCAGGTACGAATATATAAGGTTCTGTACCTTTTACGTACCCACTCCAGCGCCTTCCGTCTTCCATTGCTGCACAAAGACGTACAAGAACACCATACTCATCATCAACGATGTAGTCAGTCCACGTAACTCTACCTATCATTGTCTATGGAAACTTCATATTAACAAAGTGGTTAGAAACTGCCAATGTAAAAAGTAGAATGGAGTTAAGGTAAGCAAAGTTCATTTCGTTTGTCAAAAGCGACCAAATAAGACAAGTAAAAAGAATAAAACCGACGAGTATACCTGCTATGTTTATATTTACTTGTTTGACTTCATCGGGTCGTGGTTTTTGTGGTTGCTCTTGCATAATAAGAAAAAAAGGACTTTTTACTTTTAACTGTTTCGTTCTTCGTATTCTTCCTGAGAGCAAGTTAAATCGTCTTCATCATGAGTCCAAATAGGACGAACTGATGGTACCTCAAAATGATATTGATGGCCTTTATCGTCTACACGATGTTTAGGATAAGGAACACGAGATGTAACTATTTCATTACAAGCAAAACATAGAGCTTCTGCTTGCTTTTTACGTATTATCAACTCCATCTCTTGCATTCCGCAGTTCGGACAAGTAAGTAAATCATCTACATCTGTCATAGATGTTCACTTCCATACCCCATATTCACCGCCACACTGGGAACACTGCCAAACGCATTTAACTCTTGGCCCCTCCCCTAAGCGAACTTTCACTTTGACTGGTTTATGCAAAGTTCTAATTGATTTCAATTCTCCATTACTTTCTCTTCTTGAACAATCAATACACATTTTCTCTTCTTTTTCGGGTATTTTTACTTCTCTCATAGTTGCTCCGCTCCGCATTCTAGACATTCCCATTCTAATTTAGTCCTTGTCCCACCTCTAGCTTTTGGATGGGCTTTTACTGAAATTGGTTTTTGTAAAGTCTTAAATACTTCTAAATCGCCGTCCGAACCTTCTTCTTTTGAACATTTTATACACAAACGTTCTCGTTCTTCTGGTATTTTTACTTTCTTCATAATTAAAACATCCTCGTGGAACCGAGTATTGGATTTCCAATTTCGATTTCATTTGGTCCTATATTTTCTGCTCCTACAGGACTATCTTCGCAGTGGTGTTTGTATGAACAGAAGTAACATCTACTTTGCTCTGGTTTTGCTTCCCATTCAGAAAGAACTTCATTCTGAAGGATTTTATCTTTATACTCTAAAATTTCTTGCCAGTATTTATTCTCTTTTTCATTCCAGAAGACCTTGCCATCTGTAACCCGTGGATGTAGAGACTGAGTTTCTTCGTCAAGATAAACAAATATAATTGCTTCAGGATATTCCCCATAAATTTCATAGTGCATTTCAGCATACATACCTCCTTGTACGCGCTCTTTCCACTCTTCATTCACTTCACCAGTCTTCCAGTCCACAACTGAATTCGTATAAGTCCTATCATCCTGTTGAACATCAGCAATTAAATCAGCCAACCCCTTATACCTAATGCCATCACGGTTCATTGACCATTTTTCTTCGACGTGACTCACTTCTTCTACAAAAGAACTTATCCACCTTGAAGCAGTTGAAAGACAATTATCTACTTTATCATTATCAGAATAATTATAATCTAAATGCTCCTTTTCTGTTTTCAATGCTTCAAGCAACTGTTGCTGATTATTAAGACTGTTTGAACTTCTCAAAACATTTTCAATAGAGTCATGAACAGTATTCCCAATCTCAAAGTGTTCTATCTCACCTTCCTCTGGCTCAGGAACTTCTGAAAGATAATGCAGATAAAATCGCTTTGGACATTCAACAAATTTTTTGACACCACTTGCTGAAAGTTCTTCAACTTTTTTTGTCATATATGTACCACTATTGTTCCCTGATTGCATTTTGGACACTCGTATTCTGTAAATCCACTGCGTGTAACGGAACTGTGAAAACCATCTTTTTCTTTCCACTCATTCCTTCTGAATGATTCAGCACAGTCTGGACAAACGTGATGTTCCCCAAGGTCTTGAGTATCAATCTCAATTCTAGTCATCTACTTCACCCCTTTCTTTCCAATGAACGTAAATATTACCTTCTGACGGTCGAACGTCAATTGTAGTAACTCTTTTCTCTGAAAAGTCAGGATGATTTAGAAGTTCTTCGATGTTTATACTTCTGCGTGAAGTGCTAAAACGCATCGGATTGTTTAAATCACTCATAGCTTGGAATACTGCTATACTGAGCTACAGGCAGTTTAGCAATGAACGAGTTGGTCTGTACTGCTGGACTTGCACCCTCTAAAATATTTTTCTCCATTTCTGCAACTTGACTCATCATATACCATCGGACATCAGTTTGAATTTCATCCGTTCTCTTTAGGCAAGTCATTACGTCTTTACAGAATCTTGAATGGTCAACAACTTCAGGTTGTATTTGCCGAACGTTAAGATTCATTGCCTCTTCTATGTCGCCATTTAGTGCTAATTCTAGCATTTCTTGTATATCCTCTCTGGAAACCTGTAGATTTACAAAATCAATTGAATCTTTTGTTAGTTCTCCGTCCTGAACACTCATTTGGAGGGTATGGACTGCTCTACGTGCATCTCCCTGAACATAATCAACTATACTTTTCACAGCATCATCTTGAACATCAATATTCTCACCTTCTATGATACGGAATAGGACAGTCTCAATTTCATCATCTTCTAACTTCTTGAATGGAAGCAAAGAACATCGTGACTGAATTGGGTCAATAAGTTTGTTATGATAGTTTGCATTTAAAATAAATCGAGTCTGGTCAGAATAGGTTTCCATCGTCCGACGTAGAGCCGATTGCGCGTCTTTTGTAAGATTGTCGCTCTCATCAAGAAATATAATTTTAAACGGATAATCACCGACAGTAGATTGTTGAGCAATCGACTTTATATCGTCTCTTATAACATCAATTCCTCTATCATCAGACGCATTTTTCTCAATAAAATTAGACTTCCAATCTTCACCATATATTTCTTTAGCAAGGGCGATTGCAGAAGTTGTTTTACCAGTTCCGGCTGGACCATAAAAGAGAAGATTGTTCATTGAGGAATCATCAACATAGTTTTCCAATCTCTCTACAGAATCTTCGTTACCTACAACATCATCCAAACTATCCGGTCTGTAAACTTCTGTCCAAGGTACTTCGACTGCTTTCATTACACCCTAACTAACACTGTGACGCTTAAAAGAGTTATGAAATCACGGACACGGAGGGATTTGAACCCTCAATCTTCCCGTTAGAAGCGGGATATTTTATCCGAGTTAAACTACGTGTCCAGATGATTTGTTTCCCGTCACCTCAACCGTCTGTCTCTGGGGAATATCTATCGCACGTTCACTCGGTTCAACCGTGCAACCGTGCTTCGATTTCCCATATTCCTGTGGGCCACTACCCCACATAGAATTTTAAGAAGCTCTGGCAAATTTTGCATGACTCTAGATGGCAATTTACCAGTCAAGGTCTGACGGGCTTTCAACCAAGTTTTCATCTTGGCTCCATTACTTCTTTAGACGGGGATGTATAAAAACCCTTTGATTAATGCATCCGGCAGGATTTGAACCTGCGAACCCCTACGAGAACGGGTCTTAAGCCCGTCGCCTTTGACCAGACTCGGCTCACGGATGCTCTTTTATTAAATAGAGGTTCAGGAAAAGAATGCTCATATCCTTCAGGGAGGCGTCATAACATTCTTCCCCAAACCCGGAGAGAAATCGAACAAACTGTGAACACAAACACCTGTGATTGTAGTTATGGTGAAGCACAACCTTGAGAGCATTTTCTATCACAGGCAATTAATCATACCTTTGCTATGTTAAAAAGACTTTCGATGCTATAATTTTTTTACTTCTCCAACAACATCTCCGGGCGAATTAGTCATAAATGTACTAACTCCTTCAATAGTGTCATCACCAGTAAAGTCTCTCTCAATCGTGGGGCAAATAGCAGCATCACCATTAGAAAGTTTGTGGGAATAATCTTGATTATAAATCGTAATTTCTGCTATAAGTTTCCCACCTCGAACAAAACAACTATCAACTAAACCGACAACATTATGTGTTCTTTCCATCCGCGAATTCTTGTATATATGCAAACCTTCAAAACTCTCTGCAACTTCTTCATTTATAGTGTACGGTGCTTCTTCTGTCAAAAGTGTAGCTTCAAATTTTTCTGTCATTGGTATGGATAAAGTGCTTTTCCCGATTTGTATCTATGCGTTTCGCAATCTTCTTTTTCGTTAGAGTACTGTTCAAAATTAGAATTATAAACACAAAGACCAAGACTTTGAAGACGGCTGCAAGAAAGTTCAGAATATTTACTTTTCCATATATTCTCCGTCATTTTCTTTGTAACTTTTCTATCATAATCAATCCAGCCTATTTGACTTATTATTTCTTGCACTTCTTTAGGTTTAAAGCCTACTTGATAAAGCAAAACAGTTCCAGTAAATCGTATCATGTGATGAGGATTACTACTCAAAAATCTCTCTCTAACACATGGCAGAGGTATGCATGAATTGATTATATATTTGACGTTCTCTGGAACTTCCACATCTCCCTTAATTTCAACTGTACCTGTATTACCGTCATCTAAATCAACGTCATCATAAACTTGAAGTGTAGGCCTATTCGCCTCTTCATATCTACTATGAAATGAAATATCTTTTGGTTGCGAGCAACGGGAAAGTAAGTCATGAACATTATTATTAAGAACTTCAGGTTCAGTCATGGGAATACACCATGCTCCAGCAGGACCATTTTCATCTACCCTCTGACTATTCGGGATTCTGAGAATGCGTTTAGTGTCTGTAACAATTTGCCTGTCCCATGTAGACAAATCGCATTCTTCAACATAATGCATCGATGTGCTTGCCTTTTTTTCTGTTGGCTCTGTTTCTTCTTGAAAAAGTAAGTACGAATGAACGCCTAAACCAGAAAAAACAGAAATCACAGGTATTCCTCTTTCCCAACATTCACCAACTAAAGATTGCACATCAGACCAAACCTCACCTAAAATTTCTGATGCTATTTCTTCATCTTCTCTCATCTTAGATATTTTTTCTGCATCAGAAGTTCCCTCTTCAAACAAACTGTTTTTCAACGGACTGTCGAAGTCAAAAGGAACTAAACCAGTCACAGGCCGCATATCTTGTCTCATGCGTGCAATGTTAAAGTACAAGTTTTTGTCTGGCCTATTACTATTGAAAAATAAATCAAATTCAGATTCACCATGAACATAAGTCTGTTTCAAAACACCATCTTCTGATGCTGCAACTGTTCGGGGCCACCCATTACACAGTATTTCCGTTGCCGTATTCATCCCTCTGTTGGAATAATACAGTATCTTAGTGTCAAAGCTTCATCGTTACTTTGTCGAACGATTGAAATCGGAGAATCTTGTTCAATACTAACTTGTATTTTTCCCGTTACAGTACTGAATAGTTCTTCAAACCCACGAGAATAAGTATTACTGACATCTGGACCCTCAACGTTATTCGCATTCAAAGAACCATGTACTGAGTCTCTATCTTCACTGTCCGTCGCTTCCAAAACAAATTCACCATCTTCTATGACAACAGGATATTGAGATAAAGCAAATGAGTCAAAAGAAACTACATTAAGTATTTTCTCAAATTCATCCGTATGAGTCTCGAAAGAGGTTTCAAGTGGTTCATTGTTACTGGATTTCCTCCAGTTTTCATTTTCATCATAAAGATTAACAATACCTAACTGTTTAGATTCATAGTCGCTATCTGATGAAGGGACATAAATATCAGCAGTTAAGTCCCCAATAATGCGAACATGGTCAGCTTTATTTTCACCACCCGGAATACCATAAAACTCAACAGTGAGATTTTCACCACCAACAAATTCCAAGTAGTCCTGCATCCGTGGCGCTCTTATATTACTCTGCATTCCAGCAGATTCATCAACTTCTGAATGAAGTGAAATATTTTCAACTAGTGGAGGTTGATAAGTACAGTATGCAGTCACGGAAGCTCCAGCATTCGCAACAGTACGGACTTCTTCCGAAGCAACATTGACATACACTTGATTATATGTCTCGTCAAAAGGTGCTGAAGACCATGAAATCATTTTCTGCATATTATCCATTGTCGTTTCAAACCGACCAAGTATTTCAGTTTCAGACATGGTTAAACCTCTTCTACTATGGGTTTGTGTTCTTCAAAACAGTTTTTACACATTGTCATAGGTGTCTCCCCTTCCGAAAGGATAACTGTTACTGTATGTTCGTCTGCTCCATGAAAAGAGCAGTCTGCAACATCACACTTCATCTTGACCTCTGTGTATCATACTTACGAATTTCCTCGGCTGTTCTTTGAGAAATTTCTTCAATATAATCGTCAATAGCAGGCAACTCTACCACATCAACATTGTCGTAGGAAACAACAACTTCTTTATCAGGAGCAAGTTTTTTTATTTTGTCTCTTATCACTTCACATTCTTCCCCGCTTGCATCGTTTGGAAGGCTTACATAAATAATATCTCCATTACTCATGCTTTATCACCTTTAACGATTCAGCTTCAATGAAATCCGTGTCTTTCTCAGCGTTACTAGGTACATTTTCCAATGCATCTTGTAGTATTTTTCCTAACATATCTATTAATTCAGCTTCATTGTATTAGCTTCAGTAAATCCATCTAGCTCATAATCCAGATTATAAGCCTCTTCAACTTCTTGAACACTATTAGCACCACTCTCTTCAATTTCTTGTAAATGCTTTACAACTTCCCTATGCTTTTCAAATGTAGGACGTGTAAGGCCAAGATACTTAAACCGAAGAATGCCACTTTTCTGCAAATCCCCAAAGGGTATTCCCCTATCATCAGTGTGGAGACGAATTATTGAGTTGACCTTATACACATTGTCCGTCTCACCGCCCGGTTTATCAGGTGTTGAATCCATGCTCTCTTCGATTTTTGTACTCAAATCATCCTTCCGTGTTGCAGTCCAAGATACATGATAATCACATCTTTCAAACTCTTGGCGGAATGATTCATTATGGATTTTCTTAATAGGCCCCCAATCTTCCAATGACAGTTGAACGTCTTCTGGGTCAGCACTAGAGTAATACTTCTCAACATACTTGTACTGTGCCCACTGCCACATATCCGTCATTGAATCAACAACTACTGTCCCTCTCTCACCGAATTGTGACTCGTATTCAGACAGAAAAGCAAGTGCTTGGTCACGAGCTTCAACTGCTTCATCAAAGTTATTTGGTTGCCATATTTTAACTGTTTTATCGGAAAACTTATGGGCTATATCATCAGCTTTATGTTCAGTATCGATATAACAGACTGGTTCGGGGAATGTATAACAAGCATGGCTTTTGCCAACACTTTCATTACCCCACCAAAGAACTTTCCACTGGTGTTCACTTTCTGCTGCATCTTCTACATCTACTGCATCTGGCGCTATTTTAGATAAATCAACTTCTCCACTCATACTTTTAGACTCTTTTACCTTTTCTGTATTATCTTCTTCACTTTGCGACTGTTCTTTTTCAATGTCTTTTTCATCAGACCATCCCATACAAGAAGAAAATAAGAGAAGGCAATTAATAAACGTTCCGTTCTACATTTACTCCGAATCTTCCGAATCGGAGTGTTCAAAATTATTCATAAATTGGTCAACTTCTTTTTCAGACCAAACATTACCTCTATTTCCGTTTTCCCGAATATCATTTGCGAATTTCACAACTAGTATATATGAAAAAATCGTAAAGGAAATCCAAGTGACAATCAAAGATACAAGAACCGAAGCGGAAAATCGGATATAAGGCCACCAGTTCCCTCCGGCTTCTGGAGCAAAGAACCAAGTTACAAGAAATGATAGCACTGCCAAACCAATAACTGCTCCAAAAACATACCGCTGTAGTTTTTGAATTTTACCAAACATTTCTATTCGCCTATAACGAAAAGTGACCCTTGAGAAGTAAAAAATGTTTGTTCATCATCATGATGCATAGTTCTTTTGACTTCTTCCCCAACGGAAACTTCAGATTCAAATGTCATTTCAACTTCAACTTCAGAAAAATCACTTCCATAGAATTCAAGAGGCGCAGTTCCATAGTATTCATCTACGCCATCGAAATCCATTGAATCGATTTCATTTTCGTTCATAAACACTACCTCTCCATTTGAAAAGTTATTAAAATTTGAAGTCATTTTTATATCTTTGTCCGTGTTGAACCACCGCTAGACTCTGTTCTCTCTGGAATTTCTTCGCCTTCATCTTCTTCATCAACATAACCATCAAACCCATCATCATTTGTGAGGATGGGATAAGCTCCATCAGCACTGAAGTTGACTATACCTTCATCTTCCTTTACAGTCCCAAAAAAATCGATAACTGCCCCGGTCCCCCACTCCATTTTGTTCGGTTGTATGAAGCACGTCATTCCGGGGGTCGCACTTTCATTCGCTTCTTCTGGGTCAAAGACTGGAGAGTTTTCAATATCTTCATCATCGAATACGGTATCATCTCGAAGCGTGTACATACCAGTTCCAGTATCCGGGTTCTTGTAGCCATCAAAAACATCAGCACGAATACGCTTTATATCTGAAGAAACATCATACATTTCTCCATCTTCCCCTCTTGTCTGTTGTGTGATATTATCAGCAATATTTGAAATTGAAACCTCTGGAACCATATCACGGATTTCATCTACAAATTTTCCACGGTCATCAGGACGAACTACCTCAAAGGATGTATCATCGCCATCAGTCACTTCAAGATGATTCGTCAAGTCACCATCCGAAACTGCGAAATCTCCAGTCACTATATTTCCTACTTGGCTGAATGCATTATCAACTTCAACTGCAAGTTCTTCATCAAAAACGCGAACTTGACCGAGTTTGGAAGGAACTGAATCATCATTTGGCTCTTCATCGACAATAGCAGAGCCAAAGAACATATCTCCATTCGATGTATTACGAACATCTCCTCCAACAGTCAGCATTTCAATTTCTTCTGTCGAAACACGAGACTGTGCTAGTTCAAGACTCCGAAGTTGTCTTAGTGCAAGATTCTCAATTGTTTCTTTATCAACACCACTCGATTTATCTTCAACCTCTTCATACTTTTCTTTATATTTTTCTTTAACCTCTTCAAATGGCACTTCCTTCTTTTCAGCTATCTTTTCAAGATGTGCAATCGTATCGTCACTGACTTCTGGCATATTGCGTCTCTATCTTCTATGGGGATAAATAAAAGGCTTGTGTTTACGAGTCAATTCACTCCTTCAATGTCTTCATTATTAATATCAATTAAAACTGATGTATCCCCAGTTGAAGGATGTTGTTGTACTTCTGCTTCAAATAACTCACCTTTACCATTACTCATATGTATATGAAAAGTAGATGTATGCTTAATTTTTGAACCACCATATTGAAGTACATTCTTCCCATAACTATCGGGGTTTTTGTATGCTTGATTAGTAAATAGTACAGGGCATTCTAGTCTTTCAGCTAATTCTTCTAGTTTAATAAGATGTCTACCTAGTTCATCTGAACGTTCAGATAGTTTTTTCCTTCCTTCAAAATCAGATGACAATCTTATTCTAGCTGTAAGTGAATCAACTACTACTACAGATGCTTCGTTAAAGGTTTCTATAACTTTATCGTATGAACTATATTGCTTATCTAGAGAATATGCTTTTACTCTGTGTATATTTTCTAGAGTATCACTACTAGAAGATAATGATTTAGTTCTTTCTGGTCTAAATCTATCTTTTTCAGTTTCAATTAATATAGACGGTTTGTTCGTTTGTTCGTATCCTTCAACTAGTAGTTTTTGTGCTAACTGGGACTTACCTGTTGCACTTTCTCCCCAAATACTAATTACAGCATTTTCTTCAAATCCTCCTTCTAGCGCATTATCTAGTTTACTTATATTAGAACTAATTTTGTTTTTATTTTCGTATTCTTCCTCTACTTCTATACCTGTTTGTATTTCAATAGTATTTTGTTTAGCTTCATATTTAAAGTCTTTAGCTCTAGAAGAACTTATTCCTGATTCAGTTATTTGTTCTATAGAAGAATTAGCAAGTTCATCTATGTTTTCTATTCCTATTTTATTTAATGATTCTTCAGTGCTAGGACCTAGACCGGATATATCTTGTAAGTCCATTCTAGTAAACTAGTGTAATAGACTACAGTACTTAAGTCTTATGAGTTTGTTTTAATTCTCTACGTAGCTAGATATACTAGTCTAGAAACTAATTATATACAGCAACGCAACCGCTACAGCAAGGACATCGAAACATTTATACATATCATAATATAATTAAAGTATGTGAGGAAGTCATGTCTGATATAACCAATCTATCTCCGAAGCAAAAGGAAGTTTATGATAAATTACCTGATACTAGGAACAATATAGCTGAAGAACTTGAGATTTCAGCCAGAGCGGTTCGTTATAGAATGAACGCTATGGAGAATCATTCTGGTATTCAATTTGAAAGAAATGAAAATGGCATTTGGTCTGTCTCAGAAGGTTCAGAATCGATTTATTCTGAAGATGGGGGAAACATCGTAGATGGAAATGAAACCGATTCTGACCATGATTCTGACCATGATACACAAGAATCTGAGGAGAGTGATGAAAAGCTCGTTGTGAAAGAACTGGGAGAAGTGGAGGTGGAAACTGAACCTAATATTGATAATCTAACAACCAGAGAAGAATATATATTAGGACAGTTGGAGACTGGTTCGACAATCGATGAACTTGCTGATGATTTGGGAATAAGACGGTCAGTTGTTCGTCAAAACCTCAAGGAAGTGAAAAGGAGGGGATGGGATATTTACCATGATAAAACAGCAGATAGGATAGCAATTGAATCTGACCATCCTATACGTTCTTCAGAACATAAAGGAACAAGAACTAGAAAAGCAAACCGATGGTGGGAATTAAATCATAATCAACTTGTTCGGGAATTTCGTGGACTTCAAAGACCCAGTACAAAACTAGTTTCTAATGAAGGTAATGAAGACTGGGTTACTCACATGACGGACCTCCATGCTGGTGATATTGTCCGTACTGATAGCAGTGAAGTGACTTATGAAACTGATATGATACCTGATATTATTGATTATATCACTAATCAGTCTCTATCTCTTTCCGACAAGCATGACAGTCAATATGATACTGCCCATCTACTTTGGGGCGGGGACTTTTTAACAGGCGAAGCAATATATGAAGGTCAATTTGAAGATTTGGATGCTTGGCTTGATGAACAGCATAGTGTCCTCATGAGTCCTCTCATTAGACAAATTAAAGCATTTTCTGAAGAGTTTGAAACTGTACAAGTTGTTTGTCAAGTTGGTAATCATGGTCAACATCGAGCAAGCGGAACAAGCCGTCAAGCGAATGCAGATTTAATACTATACAAAAGTATTCGGAATACTATATCGGAGATTATAAAATATTCAGAAGGCATATTAGAAAACGTTGAAATGTTAATTGGTCAAGCGAAACCATATAGAAACTTCAATCTTCGTGGTGGTAAAATAGACGGTCATTTACGACATGGAGAAAATAGGAATCCACAAGCGGAAACATCTGCACGAAGTAATGAATGGAGAGGTACTTTAATTGACCATAATTTTGATATTTGTTGGATGGGCCATCATCATATTTCTGGCCGTATTCCTTGGGGTGGACCACCTATTTTCGTTTCGCCTTCACCGAAACCCTCTAGTAGTTATGTCGAAAAACTTGGAGGTCGTGTCAATGGTAAATATCAGCCAGTCGCAACAGTTCATGGGGTTTCAGATGATGGAGTAACTGGAGTTTATCCAGTTGATATGCGTAATTTTGAGTTTTCTGAATAAAGAAAGTGTATTTATTTAAAATATTCAGTTTAAAACGTAAGGTTTATATACCCCCGGCTATTAAGTTAAAATAAGAAATAAAAGAAAACAAACCCAAAACGTTGTTCGAGTCATCTTAAAGGCTACTGGTTTTTCCACTGCTTGACACGATGGCAAAATGACGTAAAACGGGGGAGAGTTTATCAATAAATATGTATCAAAAGCCAGACTTTCTTTTTGGAGAAGAAAACGAAGATTCGACGTTCGTTTCAGAAATAGAGAGAGACAGTAATATTTGTAACTCTTGCTATCGTAAAGTGAGAGAACATTTTCCGACAGTTAATGATATTGCGTCTCCCATAACAGAATATGAAGATAATGTAGAATTTGAATATTTCGATGATTTCAAAGAGTCTGGCCGTGCTAACGCCCACAAGCCATATTGTGAGTGTGGTGCTGTCGATTGGCAAGACGCTAGAATACGTCCGATTGATGATGAAGAAATGATTACGATTGCTGAAAGAATTTCTTCACATCTGAATGAAAGGGGAATATCTCATAGTAAAGAGAATTTAGTCCGTTTTGTTGAAGAACATTGCCGTTTACCTCAGTATCAAGATAGAGAAGAGTTAGTTTTTGAAAAGGCCGTTGCTCTTTCTAAAGATAGTTTAAAGACAGACGCTCCTGATATTAAAATTGTTGAAGAATATGAAGAGTGAATTTATTTTAGAGAAATTAGAAAAGTACGGTGAACTGCATCTTGTCGTAGATGAACATGATGCTATTTCTGGAGATGAAGAGTATATCGGATTACGTAACAGTGAGAATGTTGAAATTTCAGATGGGTATATAGAAATTAATGACGGCAGAAAACCCCATTGGATAGATTTAGAATCTGTTATTTACGTTACACCTGCTCAAGAATTTCCTGATTAATTTTTGACTTATGTTGGATGAAGAAGAAGTCGAAGAGTGCGGAGAGCCATATGCCACTAAGGAAGGACTTTGTAAACACGATGGAATATTTTCTGACGGAAAATGTGGCTATCACACTGATGATGATTTAAGTGATTATGACCCTGCTAAAAGCGGAAAGCATGGCCTTCACAAAAGTAACTATTACAAGGATTTACCTGAAGATGAAAAAACTTTCATTGATGTAGTTGCTGATAATCTCCTGCAAAAATCCTATTACACAAAAGAAGACAAGGCAATGGTAAAGAAGTGCCGTCAGATTGCTATTGATATACATCAGAAAGACAGGGCTGATGGGTATATCTCGAAAAAGGGAATGACACAAGAAAATACTGTTGGAATCCATGAAGTACACGGTGAAATAACTGAAACAGCAGAAAATACTTTGTTTATAACTAAAGACCGTCTTAGCCGCGAAGCACGTCTTTCTATGAAAGATTTGGGTGTTCTAGATGAGGATACATCAGACAATCTTAGTGATGATAAAACGGTTTTAGATTCTCTTTCGGAAGATAACTGATATTTATGTCTCATAGTATATCAAAAAAGACGAAGAAGAAACTTCGTGAAAGTCCTTCTTTCTTCGTCATAAAGATTTTAGATGACCCATCTACTGATGAGACTGTAGAACCGTATGAATATCAGAAAAAGTTCTTAGACGAAGACCACGACAGGAAAGTAGTTGTTGCTGGCCGACAGTGTGGTAAGACTACTATGATGGCTTGGCTAGCTCTTCATGAATTTATAATGTATCCTAATCGTCGTATTTTACTTGTCGCTCCAACTAAAAGGCAAGCCAAAAACTTCATGAGGAAATTGAAAGCCGAAATACGACATTGGTTACGCAATGAAGATGAATATGGTTTAGATACAGTTCAAAAAATGCGGATTGAGGGGAGTAATGGCAGTTGGATACAAGCTGTCCCGGCATTGGAAGAAACAATCCGTGGACTTACTATTGATTCTGCTTTTATTGATGAAGCGGCCTTCATTGAACGTCAAATATTCACAAGCGTAATCAGCCCTATGCTGGCTACTACAAATGGTCAATTTGTTTTGGGTTCTACTCCTTGGGGCAAAGAAGGGTATTTATATAAGAAATTTGACGAAGACGATTATTGGTACAGTCAAAGAGTCGCTTCAATGGAGAATCCTGAAATCTCTTCTCGGCAGGTTGATGAGTGGAGAAGGGATATGACGAGTACTGAGTTTGAACGTGAAGTTTTAGCTCTTTTCTCTGAAAAGAAAAATGCCTTCTTTTCCCGCAAAGATGTTAATAGGTGTCTTGAGTGGGCTAAAGAGATTCCTGATGATGCAAATGTATTATACCCAGACAGAGAAGGCCGAGATTGTTACATGGGAGTTGACCCCGCTACTGGCGGAGATGATGAAGCAGTCATAACAACTATCGATACCGAAGGTAATGTCTTTGATATTAAATCATTCACTGAAAATACTATACCAGAACTTGAGGGTGAAATTAGAAGTATTCTGAAATCAGATGACCGAAATTATATTTCTGGATATATAGAAGAAAATGGAATTGGAGAAGGTACTGTTGATAGATTTGAGAATACTTTTTCACCAATTCAAGGCTTCCGTACAACATTAAGAAGTAAAGAATCTATTTATCAGACTGCTAAAAATAAGATGCAGAAAGACAAAATAAATATTCCTGATTATGAATCTTTGAAATCGCAACTTCGCACTATTGAGTACGAACAAACAACAAGAGGGAATAAAAAGATTCATGCGCCTCAAGGTGAACATGACGATTATGCCGATTCATTTATTCTTGCTGTTGCTTCTATGAGTGGAGAGTCCTTTGTTGAAAGGCAAAAGCAAGCGTATAACTTTGGACGTTCAACTTCTAAAACAAGAAACGATAGAAGTTTCCGTACACAGAAATCGAGAAATAAATTTCGGACTTATAGATTGTAATTATGAAATTTAGGGAATCATTGAAAAAGGTCGGAAAGGTCGCAGTAGAAGAGTTACAGAAGGTCGGAGGGGGGCCTGATGCTCGTTCCATTGATAGATTCCCTAGTCTCAGCACCTCTAGAAGTCGTGTCACAAGCGAAAATGGGAGAGATAAGCATTATCCAGATAGAAGAAAATTACAAGAGTATTGGGAACTTTACCAAGAAGTTCCTTTAATTCGTCAACCTATTCGTTCCTTCGCTTCGGAAGTTATTGCTCCCGGTTACTACATTGATGCAGAAGATGATGAGTTAAAGGAAGATATTGAAGACTGGTTATCTCAATGTGCTATTGTTAGTGGAGAGATTGATAAAGATTTCTCTGAGTTAATTAAGAAAAGCACGGTACAAAGAGAAGTAAAGGGAACATCTTTAGTCGAGAAAGTTGAGATTGAAGAAGGTAATGGTCTTTATGGTTTTAAGTTACTGCGTCCTGAAACCATTCGTGTTTTCACGAAACCGGGGCAAACTGTCCTACTACCTCCCGATTATGATTATGAGAGGTATCAGAATCAAAGTGGAATGTTAGGCAAACTTGCTTCTTCACAGGATTTTTATACTGACGATGAAGGCAACGTTGCTGCATATGTTCAGTTAGACAATGCACTTAATGATAGAGATGAAGGATACTATATTCCTTTCACACGGAATAAAATCATAAAACTAACACGAGACGCTGATGTTGGGCAAGTTTTGGGACGTTCTCGCATTGCCGCTGTTGAAGATAGACTACTTGCCCTTTTGAAAAAGTTGGAAGATAACGACAAAGCAATTGAGTCATTAGCACATCCTTTCCAATTATTCAAGTTCGGTTCTGAAGATTCACCTTGGTCGCCTGAAGAGATTCAGAAGTTTATGGATGAACATGACCAGAGCAATTTTGAACCGGGAATGAAGCAAGGTGTCCAAGGTGATTTGTCTGTTGAAACCGTTTCGGGAGAAGTTGCCCCCATAGAAGATTTTCTCGATTTTGACTTAAATTATATTATTACAGAAATGCCCATGCCGAGATATGCATTGGGCGGTTTTGAGTCTGAGGTTAATCAATTTGTTAGTCGTTCTCAGGAGCAAAGATTGGAAAATCAACTTTCTGAGGCACGGAATGAAATTGAAAGAGAATGGAATCCTGTTATTGAACAGAAAGTTGAAGAGATGGGTCATAGTGTTAATGATTTTAACTCTCTTAAAATCGGTCAAGACCCAGAAGAAATAAACTTGGTTAAGGAAGCTAAGGGTGAAGACAATATTCCTTCTGGAAATAACAGTAATGAAGTCAATTCTGGTGCTGGTGGGACTGACTTCACACGCCCACCTGCTTCTTCTGAAGATGATAGAACTATGAAAGATGAACGTGATTCTTAATTATGTCTGTTTCTGATAGTAGAGGCGTTTCTGGGAAATGCCATGTTTCCGATGAAAATAGAACTGATGAAGGTCTTTTAAAAGTACATGGTGTTGCTTTAGGAGATAATGATATTACTATTGGTTCTACATCCAATGAAAAGAAACTCTGGCGTCCTGAAGTTTTGAGCGAATCCGCTTCATATCTTGAAGGTCGTGATATTGTTGTTAATCACGAAAATCACGATGCTTACAAGAAAGTTGGTGAAGTAAAAGAGGTTCAGCACCAAAAAGGTAAAGGGATTGTTTATCAGGGTGTTATTATGGATGATGAACTAGAAGACAAAGTTGAACTTGGATGGCTTGATGTCAGCCCCAAGGTCATTCATAGTGAAGACCATGACAATGTAAATGGTGTAAAATCACCCAATAAAATTCTGGATTTCCCTAATTTATCGATTGTTAGAAGGGGCGCATCTCCAAGCAATGAACTTCGGGCTGGTGAACATCCTAGTATGTCTGTTGAAGAGTTGCAGTCTTGCTTTAAAACAGACGAAGTACAAGAGTATCATTTCAACTGTTCGGAAGAGTTAGAAAATGGCTTAGACGATTTTGACTTTGCACAGTGGTTATTTGAAACTCCTGAAGCCGCGATAGGCGCTGCTCAAGCATTCCCCTGTTCTGGAGTCCATGAACATACTGTAGAAGGAAAAACTTGGTATATGCCTTGCTCTTCTCATGAAAAGTTTTTGCAGTCTGTAGAAGAAGCAAACTCTGAAGAACTTGCTAAGTTTGGAGAAGATGAATTTGTAACGTGGGATGACGGTAATGCTCATGGTAAAATCGTGGACTGGACCGATGATGGAGTGTATGATGCTTCCATAGATGGGGACGTTAGTGTTGAAGGTACTTCTGACGACCCTGCCGCTCTCATTCAGATTCATAAAGAAGTTGATGGTGGGTGGAAGGCAGAAGATACTATGGTTGCTCATAAATTTTCAACACTAAATAAATGGGAACCTAGCTCTATAGTTGAAGAGAATATATCTGAAGAAGAAATGCAGTTGTCTCAAGCAAGGACTCCTGATTATGACGAGACAGAGACTACTTCTTGGGCTGATGTTTCTAAAACCCTTGAAAATTTCTTGTCGGGTGTTTCTGGAGATACGGATGACGTTAATAGTGTTGGAGACTTGACAAACGACCAGAAGACTGAACTTGCTTCTCATACTCTTTTAGGTAATCCTAACGGAACTACTTTTAGAGAAGTGGTTTTCTTCCCCGTTGTTAATCCCAATACAGGTGATTTAAACAAGGGTGCATTAGAAGCTGTACGTGGAGGAAGGGGGCATTCTGCTGATATTTCAGATTCAGCATTCAGTTCTGCGTTTGAGAAAGCCGGGAGACTTCTCAATAAAGAATTTAGTAGTGAAGTAGAAGTTGAGATGTCGGCTTCTTCTTATACTTCTGCTGTTGTCTCTGTTGAGTTAGATGTTAATCAAGAAGACTTAGATGAAGTTTATTCTGATTGGTCAGAAGAAGTTAATATGACCGAATCGGAGTTGAGAGAATGGAGTGGAAATCCTTGTTCCCGTGAAGCTTCTTTAGATTCTGAGGCTGTGATTGAAAGGAACTTACGTCTACTTGAAACTCCTAAATCAGAATGGAGTGAAGAAGATATAAAGGATGCGGAGAGAACTGTTAGTTTTATCAGTAGAATGCGTCCTAATGAGCCTGATAGTCCGAGAGATGGTCCCTTTGGCTGTCCGAGTGAGTGGGCTATTAGTCTTTTAAATTGGGCTTACAATCCCTTCGATACTGTCCCCGACGTACCTGATAACGAAGAATTAGATGATGTTGAGGAATTAGAAATGGCAAAGCATAAAAATGAAATGTCTCAAGAAGAACAACGGATGGCTTCAATGCTTTCTTCTCATTCTTCGATGACAAAAGAAGAAGCTATGGGGATGATTTCTTCTGTGAATCCTAATCGAGAAACGGATGTTGCTTCTCTTGCCAAGGCTACTTCTGTAGCACTAGGCGCACATAAAGAGGAAATGCAGAAGTTGATGGAGAGAATGAGAAAACATGAAGATGAAATGAATAGTAAAGAGACTCGTGACGTTATGCAACGTCATGTCTCTGAAGAGGAAAGTACTCTGAATAAAATAGTTAATTAATCAGTAATATGATTCCTCCCAGAGTTTAAAATAAGTGGGGATGATTGCTGGATGATAAAATGGTGAATTTTATATATGTCTGACAACATTAATGAAGAAGTGCTGAATCGACTTGAAGCCGAAGCAACGGTCGCTGATGCTGATGCTGAAGAGTTGACAATTGCTGTAGAATCGGATATAGAAGAGAAAGAAAATCAGGTTGAAGAGCTTCAGCAGAAGGTTGAAGAGCGCGAATCGGAAGTTGAAGAACTCCGAGAGGAAGTTGACGAAAAAGAAAATCAGGTTGAAGAAATGAGTGAGAAAATTGACGAAGTTATTGATTCGTATGCTGAAGAACTCGCTGCTCATAGTGAATTTATGAGTGAAGAAGACTTTAAGGAGAAGTTTGAATTTGAAGAGCTTCAGCAGAAGGTTGAAGATATGGAAGAAGAAACACGTCCTGCTCCGAATGGTGGCGACCCCGGTGCTGGTTTCCAGTCTGGCGCACAGGAAGGTGCTTCTGAAGGGGGAGATGTTGAACTGAGTGAAGAAGAGGAACTTGCCGCTTCTTCGTTCAAGGAACGTGCTAGAAAGCGTGGAAAGGGATACTGGGCCGAAATTGCAGAAGATATTGAAAACGGAGGTGAATAAATATGTCTACAAGTCAGTGGAAGAACGATGGTGAATTAATTACTAGTAACACCACCGATATGAACCTGAATCCGGGTGATGTTATCAGTGACCGGACTATGACTCTCGATGCTGGTTCAAATACTATCAAGATGGGTGGTGCTGTGAAGTTTGATGGTAGTGGTAAAATTACGCATACTACTGCTAATCAGGACGATGTTATTGGTTTTGTTACTCCTGAATCGTCTGACAAGGCTGATAATTATTACACTGTTCAGTTACTCGGTCATGTCTTTGCTGCTCAGTTAGATGGACAGGCTGGTACTAGTCCCAGTCCCGGTGATGTTCTAATTCCAAGTGCTAACGATGATGGTGCTTGGACTGTTTCGGATGGTGGGACTGGTGGTGATGGGGGCGTTTCTGAAAGTGTTGATACGTCTAGTGGGGACACGTATGAATTATACATGAACCATCCGATTGCTCTTGAAAGTGGCACTGGTGCTACTACAGGTGGCAATCTGGATGGTGATGTGATTCTTGCATTTTATAGGTAAATTAATTTAGGTGATAATATATGGTTAATGTTACTACTAATGATATTCTGTCGGAAGAGGCTATTAGACGAGTTATTGAGGAAGAGCGACAGTGGCCCTTGGTTTTCAATCGTGCATTCAGGGATATTAATATGCCTGATGATTATCCGGCTAAGACGATGCACATTCCCAAGGATGAAGGTCTTATGTCAGAACCTCGTCGGGTGACAGAGGGGAGCGAATATCCACGAACTGAAGAGGGTGAAGAGACGATTCCTGTTACCGTGAAGAAGCACGGTTTCGAGGTTGCTATTACGTGGGAATCGACTGAATTTTCGGTTTTCGATGTTATAGCGCGTCAGACTGAAAAGGCAGCCCGTCGATTCAATGAGTACATCAATGGTCTTGCTTTTAATATCATTGATGATACAAACAATCAGCATCCCAACAGTCCTGTTCAGCCCGGAGATACTAGTGAGTCTAGCGGCTTCGACTTCGGCCTCGTGACGTATGCCGAAAGGCTTCTCAAAGACGAGCAACTTATGCCGGATATGATGGTTGTCAATACTCGTGGAGAACACGTCATTAAGAATTCTGATGGGTTCCAGCGGGCTACGGACCTTGCTGATGAAATGATTCGTGAGGGTGCTATTGGTCGTTATAATGGTCTAGATGTTATGGTTGACCAGTCTGGTCGTATGTCTGATACGACTGCTGAAGGTTATCTTATTGACACTGACGAATACGGATATGAAGTTGTCAAAGAAGATATTACTACTGAGCAGTATGAAGCACCAGAACGTGATTCGGATGTCTGGAAGTGGCGAACTATGCGGAACTGGTTAGTCGTTCACAGTGAAGCGGCTATCAAATTCACAGAGTGATTGACTAATAATTCTGTAGTATAGTTTATGAATAAATTATTTTTGGATACAAGATGACTGCAATGGATACCAGTCTTTCCGATTCAGATTTGATTAGTGAGGTGCGTGATTCACTTGCTGGAATAGACACTTCTAAAATTCCCGATGATACTATAACTCAAGCGGCTGATAGATTTGTTGTACCGCTTTTGAATGATATTTCTTCCGTAGGTACGAATAAGCAAGATGAATTTGATAATGCTGTTATAGCTTTGACTGCCGAGAGGTCTTTTTCTGCATGGCTGGCATTTACTCGTTTACGAGATGCAGAGGTAGAGAGTTATATAAACCCTCAACAGTATCTTACCCAACTTAAGGAGAGGTCTAATTTGGCTCTGAGGCAGATTAATGCTTCCCGACCTCCAGAGATACCGAATCAAGTTGTTACTGTTAAACATGATGGTAAACATCGAAAAGTAGACCTGCAAAAGAACTGGGTTACTGAATAATGACATTGATTGAATCTGCTGCTCAACAGTTAATTTCTGAGTTTGGGGTAAACGTTCGTGTATATCCTCAAGATTCTCAGAGTCCCGATGATTCAAATGACCCAGTATTTTTCTCAGAGTCGGAAAATGAAAGCACGTATTCGGAACATAAGGTTCGGTTATATACGTCTGCTTCAGAAGAGTTGATGAAAGAGTATGGGTTAGAAGCTAATGCAGATGCTATGATGTACTCTACATCAGATATTGTAGAGCAGGGAGATAGAGTAACTTATCCGAACGGTGGGTATAAGTGGAACGTAGAAGAGACTGCAACAAATCAAATCGATGCTTCTGGACCGTATATATTTATCTACAGTATGGGGGCTGTATGAATGAGTGAGTTTGATGTAGAAATTATCGGTGATGAACCGGGAGAAATTGAAGAAAGACTTTCTGCTTTAGGAACGACTGCTCAAAGCCGAACTAATGATGCTTTGTTGGAGACTGCTGAAGATGTGAAGAATGATTTAGAACAGTCTTCTCCAGTTGATACTGGTGAATATAAAGGTTCGTGGTATATTTTTCAAGTTGATGAAGGAGAAGTTTGGATATTGAATGAAGCAGAACACGCACAATTTGTAATGCTTCCAAATAGTGTTATGGTAGGAAGTTCTGAAGCGGATTTACCTGCTAGCGGAGTTTTGCATAATGTGAAAGGAGTTGCACGAAATCATAAAAAATCTCTCAATTTAGATATATCTGATATGTTAGAAGAATTGTTTTCTGAATTTGAGGTGAGTTAAATGTCGAATTTAACAAATTCAAATTCTGATTTGATTCAGGGATTGGTTCTTCTTCTCCGCTCTGAAATAGGTGATGGTTCTAACGGTTTTTCGACTAATTCTGAGTATAATGTTCCTAATGTATGGGGAGAAAGTGTCCCCGATTCTGCTCGACAGGAATACCCTCGCGGGACTGTTGATGTGATTTCGGGAAATGATTTTGAACTTTCTGTAGATTTAGGCATACGCCTTCGTGAAGTTACAGTAAAATTTGTTGTATTTGCTAAGGCGAATGGTCCTGTAGAAGAATTGATTGATGATATAGAAGATACTGTTGCAGGGGAATGGGAGAAAGACAACCCTGATACTGGGAATCCTTATCTTGGTGATTGGTCTTTGAGAGAAGTAGATGGTTTTACTGATTTAAATGAGAGTAAAGAGACAGAAGGAGATTTGCGTTATTCTCGTTCTGTAGACGTAATTTTCGAGACAATAAAAAATAATTAAAGTGATTAATAATGGCTGGACAAAATGTAGTTATTGGTAGTCAACCCGTCGAATATGCAGAAGAGAGTAGTTTTGGAACTGATGTTAGTTCTGATACTTCTTGGAACTGGTTTGGGATAATTAATTCGTGGAATCCCGAACAGGGAGTTGAATCTGAAAGTATCACGTACCTTCCAGAGTATAATGCATCTAACAAGCTAGAAAAGAGAGTGAATGTAAAACTCCGTGAAATGTATTCTGGTGATGTTACATATCATCCCCAGACAGGTTTTGATTTCCTCAAGTTTTTCACGGGGACTGTTGGTGGAACGAGTGACGAAGTTCCGTCAATCCAAGTTGGAGAGGTAAACGAGAGTGTTTCTCCAAATGAGTATCGTAGGTTGAAGGGTGGAGTTGGGGAAGAAGTTACTATTACTGTTGAAGAAGATGGAGTTGTTGAAGTTGAGGGTTCATTCATTTTTGCGGGAGCAAATGATTGGATTGACATTGATTATGTTGGAGATAGCGGTATCGTTGCTCTTAGTTCGACTGTCACTCCTGTTACTGATGAAGTTTCTGTAAAAACAGACACCGTTCAAAGTGGTCAAGTTGTCCTTTTGGATGGTAGTGATAATGAACTTGATAGAGTTGATGCAGATACTTCTTATGTAAACAGTTCTCAAGTTTCGGGGAGTGATGTTGCCAGTGTCAGACTCGTTAATAGTACGGCTTCGCAAGTTACTGGGGAAACAATTACGGTCAACACTGATGTTGATGGTAATGGAACTGATGAAACCGCTACTGTTGACTCTGAAGGTTCACACGCCACGGAAGATACTACGGAACCTCTCTCTTATAATGACTTAAGTAACGTTACTTGGGGAGGAAATCCGATGAATGGGTCTATTGAAAGTATTGAACTTACAATTTCTAATGAACTTGCAGAAGTTCGTGACCCTGATACTGGAAGAGAGACGCAGTTAGCTGCTATTGTTCCCGTTGACCGCGAGATAACAGTTAGTGTTGATTTCACATACGAAAACTTTGACGTTCTTGAAGACGTTCGTAGTTATACTGCAAAGGACTTCAGTTTTGATATTGGAAATACTACTTTCACTGTTTCCGATGTGAAATTCCCTGAAGCTCCTTATGAGTACACAGCGGATGATTTAGTTGCAGACAGTCTCGATTCTGACCCTGCTAGCGCACTTACTTGGTCGTAAAACAATAGGTGATTTTAATAATGTCATATTCTTTTGAACTTGGTAGAGAAAAGTATAAACTTGAAGGTAATCCGACTCTTGGTACTGTTAGGGAAGTCCAAGGAATGCAGACTGAACTCTTGCTTGATTATCTTGATGAAGAAGATTTACGACAAATGGAATCTCTAGAAGATGAGTCTGAGATTATTCAGGCTATCATTGATTCTGGGGGGATTGAAGCATTTGAAGAGGTTCAGTGGCGAAGAAGTTTACTTGAATCACGTCAGACAATTTGTTTAGCAGCCGATGAAAAGTTTACACCGGAGCAGTTTGAAAATATGCCTGCTAACACGTTTCGTGAAGTCTTAGAAGAGTCTAAAGAAGCTCTTGGTGGTGTTGATGCAAGTGGTTTTTTCAACGAGTTAGGAGTAGGTATGTCGTTGAGCGAGGAGCAGATGAACAAGGTACAGTAATTGAAGTTGAGACTTCCGAAACTGAAGATATACTTGATGAAATACTCCCATTACAAGCTGAAGATAGAGTCCGTCAGATAAAACGTGCTATACGGGGAGATGATGGTTACGGTAAATATACAGAGCATAAATTAATGGCTGAATTTTCTATTGGATACCGGGAGTTAATGAATTTCCCCTTTGAAAGATATTTAGAACACTCTAAAATATTAGAACTGGAAGCAAAAGAAGAAAAGAAACAACGTGAAAAAGAACAAAGTAATTTAGATAAAGTATGAGTGGGATTTGGTTTGGAGCTATAGGAGTCGGGTTGGTGACTGATAAAGATACAGATATATCTAAAGAAATTACTGAAAAGAATTTTGTTGATAAACCAGTCCAAGTTTATGAATTAACTCCTAATTTAGAATCTGGTAATTATTCTGTTATATTTTTAGAAGAGACACATCCTAAGTCTCCCACCACTGGCAAAGGGACAACTATCGAAGAACAAAGAGATGCTGTTCTTTCTATGCCAGACAGACACGTTACTGAGTTCCCTTTTGATTTCGCTGGTGATAAAGGTCACGTACTTGTAAGTAACGCCAATGCTTCTATAACACCTTCTAATATGATTAATGAGGGGGAAATCTCTATAAGGTTTTTTGATGATAACGATTATCGTCCGGCTTTTCAACTTGAATCTCAATCATATAATGATGTTTTTGATTTAGGAGACACTTCTGTAGTGGCTTTACCTGAAGAAGTTCAAAATGTTTCGGAAAGTGAAGATTTCCAGTTACTTTATTCTGCTACTTTTGATAAATTAAATCTTTATAAGTATTCAAGTTCTAAAACTTTGGAATATGACCGCCCTTCAGATTTTACTTCTGGGGAGAGAAAAGCACGCTGTCTTGTTGAGAGGCCAGATGGAAGTTATATATTTTCTTCTATGCAAGAAATCGCACTTAATGCTTTTACTGGTAATGATTTAATAAAGAATAAATTTGAAAGTTCTAGTACTAGAGTTAGTTCTGGTGTTGGTGGAGCTTATAGTTATATTGGCGATTTGAATTTCGATGTGACTAATGGATATATTAAAAATCCTAGCAACTATGAATTGGAATTAGGTTTTGCAGAAGACCAATCACTGAAAATGAGAAAGGGCTTTTCAACTGCAAGATATACAATCACTAATCAATCTTCCTTTAAATTTACTTCAAGTGAAACGCCTCTTTCATTAGTTGATGATAGTAATAGTGCTTATAATGTTGTTTCTGATGGGTTAAATCGTGAAATAATACTTATCAGAACTTCTACTGATGGTAATTTTAATGTTACTTCTGACGTTTTAGAGGTGACTGGATTAGATTCTTCAAAAGAATATACATTTTTCTTTGGTGAAGTACCGGATGGTATTATTCCTTATCAGGATTACGCAGAGTATGTTTATAATATCGGAAGACAAAAACGAACTTTAGTTCAAAGATGAAGATTGGAGATGTTGAACTGCCCATTGTCTCAGAAATTGAACAAAGGAATCAGGCAGAAGTTGATGAAATAAAAGATTCGTTTAAGAGTATTGATTCGACGGCAGTGAAACATTCATCTGATGTAAGTGATTTAGTTATAACGGCTTTTGTTAATTCAGAAGTTCATTCAAAGAACTATAGCTTAAGTAAACAAAAAGAAGAAATAAAGACTTTGAGAAAAACAACAATTCCAGAAAATAGTCTGAATTATAGAAGTTATAAAGGTCATTTACTGGTTGAAAATATTTCTTTTATTGATTCTTCTGATAGTAGAATAATTAATACAGTTGAAATAGAAGCACGTTATTTTCCTTGGCCTAAATATTATCCTGATATGGAACCATTATCTTCTGGACAGTATGGCTTTGGTATTTATGGAAATGGCACTTATCTTGGGTGATTATTTTGGTTAATCATATTGGGAAAAAACCAATTGGATATATTCAATCTATCCAATTTGATTCTGGAGAATCTTTAGAAGAAATTGACCTTATCAATAAGGATGCTAATTTAATCTTTACTGATGTTAATGAAGGTAAAAATATAGAGATTGAATTTATTCTTACAGAAAAAAATCACCCAGAAAATCTTATAATTGAAGAACAGAGAAAAGAAATCAAGTCTTTAGTTTCAGAAGATTATTTAAATAATACGTTTAGAAAGTCCGGTATTGAAGGTCGTATATCTATTTCTTCTGTGGACGTTTCGGAAAATGCAGATTTGGATACAATAAGAGAAGGTTCGATACAAGGTACTTTTTTACCTTGGCCTAAATATGAAACTGCAAATGAACCTAAATTTTATAAAGTTATTTCGGGAGAAATTTTAGCACAATTAAATTTGGATGGTGACGTTGATTCCTTTGCTTTCATTAACCCGCAAAAACTTAATTTGAATTTAGATACAGATTTAACTATTTCATTTCATGAATATACTTCTGGAAGTTTGAACTTTAATTTTGTTACTTATGAAGGTAAAACTGGCTTTGGAAACAATTTTGGAAACAATTTCGTTTATGAAAATGTTAAAATTGACTTATACGCATCAGGTGAGTATGGGGTCGGAAACTACGGTTCTGGAACTTATAATGAATAAAAATGAGTAAACAAACAACAAATCATAGTTGGACTATTCCTACAGTTGGTGGGGATGAAAACAGTTGGGGACAAATCCTTAATGATTTCTTTGATAATGAGTTGGATAGACAGGTAACTTTAGAAGATACTTTCGCAAATCGTCCTTCAGCTACTAGTAGTAATGTGAAGCTTTTCCTTGCTACTGATAGAAATATTGTTTACTATAATGATGGTTCTAGTTGGACAGCAGTTTATGGTGTAGGGACTAGTTCTAATCCTGTACCAAATACTTCATACTTTAATAAAATTGATACGGATAGTCTAAATGCAGCAACAGAGTTACAGGTGGGTGGCTCGACCGCAATCAGCGGGGTGGTCGCATCAGGACAGGCCACGCTCTCGTCCGGGTCAGCGACCGTGGACACAGGAGTCTCAGAGTCGACGACAGCGACGTTTATGGTCGCATTCGGCCCCGTCACAGACGATGCACAGGTGGCCGCAGACATTCAAGCAGCGAGTGGCGGGAACTATGAGGTCCAAATTGAAGAAACTGACACGTCTGTTGGCAATCCAACTGTTGAGTACGACATCCTGCGGGTGAGGTGAACAATGAGCTTTTTGACAAACGTGGCTGGCTTGACTGCCACGCAGTCTATTGCATGGGAGACAGCAAGCGATTGGGATAATGCCGTCTCAGAGTCTGGGGTTGTGCATGAGAGCGTTTCCAATACCGACCATACTGATGCAGCTATTGCAAAGATGGGGTTTTCGTATGAGAATCCGGCAAATAGTCCTTCTGCACTCTGGACGTTTGATGAGTCGTCTGGAGATATAATTGACCAAGTTGGTTCTTCGGATTTATCAGTTACAGGCGCGAGCTATGATAGCGAAGGCTTGCTTGGAACAACAGCACTCGATACTGATGGCGCAGACGATGAAATGGGTGGAACAGTCATGCCGCTTGCAGACCCAACTGGAGAGTGGACTTGGTTATGCTATCTGAATCTTGAGAGTACCAGCAGACAAAATATTTTTCAATTTTTAGACGATGACACGTCTGAATATATTAGTGTCGGTGTCGCTCAGACTGGAGAATGGAAAATATTTTCCGATGGTCGGACAGGTGGGACTGGGACGACAGTCTCAACGGGCTGGGTACTCGTCGGATTGACGCACGACGGCAGTGGTGAATTTGAACTGTTTTTAGATGCAACCTCGGATTATACCTCATCTGCTGGTAGTACATCGTGGCTTTCTGGTCTTGATAACACAAATTTTGCAGGGACTACCCAACTACAGGGATTCTTCACAGAGGCAAGATTTGACGCCAGTTGGGTATTTCCTACAAAATTATCAGCGAGCGAGCAACAGGATTTTTACGATGTCGTCAACTCTCCGGGTAGTCTCACAACTGCAACAAAGGAGTTTGGAATATCTCAGCGGCCAAATCTCATTGCAGACGTTAATCTGAACGGAGTTAGCTCGTTCGATGTTGATGTGATTGGTTCTCCATCAGGGACACCTGAGACTAATACAGTTTCTGTTGACACGGATGGAGAAAACAGCTACTCAGTAACGTGGTCGAACAGCCACACAGATTTCCGAGTCAAACCAAAACCCGATAATGGAGGAGACGTGACAGTTACACCAGAAATTAACAAATTGGAGTTGACAGCATGACAGTTCACGCTATCAAAATCAAAGCAGTCCCGAAAGGCAACGGGAACGGGCAAAAAATACAGTCAGCATTTAATAAATACAAACAACGAAATGGCAGATGGATAGGTGACACACAAGACCACACTATAGTACAGTCTCCATCTGGAGAGAGATGGACGGGGATGGTCCGGTTTGAGTGGTCTGAGAGCCGCGGCGAGTTGATTGATGATATCGTAACAAGACTCCAAGGAAAGACGGAATCGCTCGAAATCTGGTATCACGAGTGCGACCACGACGAAGAAGAACGAACCCCAAATTGTAACTGGTCGCTTGAATACACCGCCTAATTTTAGAGCTTGAAGAGTAATGCTACGGTATGGCAAGTTGTTAGACTATACAACTCCAGCGGGAGGCGTTCAGACAAAGCAAGCACTTGATAATATGTTACGTCAAGAAAGAAGTGCTGAAGAGTGGGATTAAAAGGTGAAAAAGATGGATTTTACTGCTTATACAAAGGAGCAATTAGTTAAATGGTTAGTTAGTGGGCAGGATATGCCTGCTTCACATGGCACAGTTTATGTAGGACTCTATACTGGTAATAGTATAGATTTTGATGAAGTTTCGGCTGCTGATTATTCAAGATTAGCAGTTTCTACTTCATCATGGGATACTGATGTTAATCTTGGTAAATTTGAAAATAATACTTTATTAGATTTTGGGCAAGCTCAAAATGATTGGGGAACTATAGAATCATTTGCATTGCTCGATGATACTCAAGCAAATAACGGAAATGCTTTGGCATTTTCTAGTGTGGCAAGTCCTGTAACAGTTGATACTGGTGATTATGCTGTTTTCCGCAAAGGTAATCTGAAGGGGGAATTTAATTAAAAATGCCAACTAATAGTTCTTATCACGATATAGTGAAGCCAGCAAAAGGTAAAGATGATTATTCACAAGACTACTATGACTTTGTTGACGATGTAGACAAAAATTTAAAATTGAGTGGGACACTTGCTAATCGTCCAAATGCAGGGAATGT